GCCAGTGCGGCTGTAGGCAGTCATTATGATCTCGTGCTCATAGCCAGTCGGCGTGTGCGCGAATTGAGAAATGGATATGCTCCTGAGATCACCGATGTACACAGAAGTGAAATCGTGACTGCATTGAGAGAGATTGAGCAGGAAAAAATCGGCAGAGATTATCTACTAAAAAATCCCGAAATCCAACGCGACACCAAAAGGAAAGCCAAATGAAAAAACCTGGATCAAATTACAAGATGAGCAAGGCCGGCAAGATCAGTCTTGCGGTGAACTGGAATCGTCCGCACAAGTCCGCACGTCGTCGAGGAATAGTGCAGGCCGAGTTGTACGGTTCAGAAGTGATCAAAAGCAAACGAGAAAACCAAAAGTAGATACGGTTCGCCCCTTTAGTTAAATGGTATAACAGTTGATTTGTAATCATCAATTGGCAGTTCGATTCTGTCAAGGGGCACCATGCATGAGCCGGTGAGAGAAAGCAGGCTCGCCACCATCTCAACTGTGAGAGAATGTACCACCCTGGACTTCTGTAGCCGTGATAGGCCATGCTCCGTGGCTGGAGATAAACATGTCTCAGGGGATCTGCACGCCGTCTGGAAAACGGCTTGAGCTGAGCGATCAGTGTGAAGATCTTAAACACAGCACAGTCGGTTCATGCATGGATCAAGGGCAATGCTTTAGCAGTCGTCGGGCAGGACCAATTTGGCAAAATGCCCGGGCCACTTGCCCCCATGGTTTCAACGACATGGACCATCAGCGATACAAGGAAGACAAACTAACCGCGTCACTCGCTGCCATGTTTTTTATCATTTGTCATATATACGCAGATAATGTTAAGAATAATCACAGACATCGCCGATCCATTGTTGGACTTCCTCAAGGATGATCCGGTGCGGCCAGAAATCCCACGTGAGTTCCGTGTGACTGAACATCGATTTGTGGCAGCCTTGGTCGACGGAAAACCTCGAGCCATGGTCTGTGTCAGCCTCCGAGATAATGTACCCGCGGGAGTAAGCGATCTCCATGGTGATTGCAATAATCCTACTACTGCGGTATTTTATACCATATGGAGTTATGTTTCTGGTGCCGCATCTGAATTGCTTTTTGACACAGTGCAGGCTATACAAGAACAGTTTCCCACCGTGACGAGATTCGTTACCCTAAGTCCAAAAACTGACATGGCTTACAAGTTCCATATACGCAATGGTGCCCATGTGTTGAGAGAAAACACAGACACTGTCAATTATGAATACGTGATAGGAGGATGAAATGTCCGAGAAAAAGATAAACAATCATGTACTGGCACTGAAGCAAGCTCTGGCACGCAAACATGGTGCGTCTCATCCCGATGCCGAGGGCAAAGAACAAACTACCAAACCCGGAAAACCTCCGGTGTTTACCAACAAACCCCAGAAACGAGTCACTGGTCGTGGTCGATAATCTAAGTTGGTGGCAAATAGTATTGTGTTTGGCTGTGCCTGCCAATTACTTTTATTGGATAGTCTTACATCAAATGCTTTTTCCAGAAAACAGTTGACCAGAAACGGCCTGGCCAGTATAATCCTTGCATGGACTTTTACATAGACGAAGCGTATCTCACTGACATTGTAGTGCGGTCCGAATATCCACGCTACAATGATCGCACGGAGCTCACTGCAGAAGAATTGATTTCAATCATAAAGAATCCTATGCCCACAGTCTGCGTTGGCACCAAAGATCATCCTGAGTTTACGTGTCTTCGTGAGCAGTTGGAACAACAAGGATATATTCAAGTTCAACGTAGATGGTGGAACGGTGATCGTGTGCTAAAGCCGTTTAAGTTAAACGGTGTGAAATTTAAAAAAGATGAGCAGTTTCCCTGTGCCGCGGCCATGAAAGGTCATCTAAAGTTTCAAAGAAAATATTTAGGAGTACAGATTGAAAATTCAATTTAGCAAGGATACCATGCCTGATGAATTGTACAATGCGTTGCTAAAACATTTTGTACATGAAGCAGTGGGGTTGGGCGTAGATGTATCGGGTGCTACTCAGTTTGAAAACTGGGTGGTAGAATGCGAAGTAAAAAACGCAGTTCATTAACTAACATGAAAGGAGCACATTATGCCTAGCGTATTTTTAGTTAGCGACACGCACTTTGGTCACGCTGGCGTGTGCCGCTTTACCCGCGACGATGGAACCAAACTACGTCCTTGGAACGATCCTGTAGAGATGGACGAAGACATGGTCAAGGCCTGGAACGAACGAGTTCGACCCAACGATAAAGTATATCACTTGGGCGATGCGGTAATCAACCGTAAAGCCTTGAAGACTTTAGGCAGGCTCAATGGTGACAAGGTCCTGATCCGTGGTAACCACGACATCTTCCGTGACACCGAATACAATCAATACTTCCGTGAACTAAGGGCCTATCATGTGATGAATGGCATGATCCTGAGCCACATTCCAGTTCACGAAGCGTCATTGGGCCGCTTTGGTGTGAACATACACGGGCACTTGCACTATCAGCGTGTGAGGCGGCCTCGTGGTGTAGATGCTCGCACAGGCGAAGTATTGTATGGTGCGGAAATTGACACACGGTATCATTGCGTGTGTGTGGAACAGACTCCGGACTTTGCACCTATCTTATTCGAAGACGTTGTCAAACGCATCAAAGAGGAGGGCGGCGTGGTTGGATTTAATAACGGTAATGGACCCATAGTGGATTAAATATGGCTATGAAATTATGGGAAGCCACTGTGAGAGATCCCGGACCCGGAACACAAGAACGTACCGTGCGCATAGGGGCCGAAACTGCCGAAGAAGCCCGGCACCGATTGCAGGAGTTGTATGGACCAAGATCGATTCCCTATCTGCCTCGACTGGTTCCGCAATAAGTAGTACAGTAGTGATATTGTTGTATGAAGCAAGCCGAAAAATGTGCAAGACGCGGGGGCAGCACCCGCCGGCTCCACCAAGAGAGGATTTGACATGGAACTATATACCGAACGCGATTGGCAACGTATCGTAGGCTGGGGTATGTGTCCAGAACATCTCAAGATCAAGTCTTCTGTTGATGGGGCCGAACCAGGATCGATTGTGCAAAGAGTAAGTGAGCAGACAACACGAGAGTCGACTGACGTAATCAGCGAAAAACCATAAACGCCAACGACGACGTTTACGCATTGGCCGCTTGACGGCTTGCTGAGGTAGGACATACCAAGAAACAGAAAACACCAGCCCGCCTTGGCGGGCTTTTTCAGCAAATTATCACAACATGAAAAAAATCTTTGTTTCTATTTTGATCATCGTGGTCACTTGGCCAGCCTGGGCTTGGACACCACAACGATCCATCACTGTGTATATTGGTTACAGCGCCGGCAGCACAAACGAGCAAGTGTTTCGTAAAGTCACTGAGATAGTCACAGAAAACAATCCAGATGTCAAGTTCTTGATACAAACACGCCCTGGAGCCGATGGTGTCATAGCACAGAATCACTTGTCTACCCAGCCCGCTGATGGATACCATATCTCGGTGCCCAGCGTGGTCAGCTTGTTCGTGGCCAATGATATCTGGCAAAAGTCCACTAAAACCTATGACTGGGATAGTTTCATTAATCTGGCTATCATGGGAGAAACTCCTTCGGCTGTGATAGCCCACATAGACAGCAAGATCAACTCACCCCGTGACTTGGTGACCTATTTCAAAAATCCACAACGTCCAGTCAACGTGGCTATATCCGGAGGTACAGGACGAATCGCTTACGAATATTTCATGCATGTGATCAGCGGAGATCGTGACAAGATCCAGCATGTGAACTATCAAAACGCTGGACAGACTGTGTTAGCAGTGGCCAGCAAAGAAGTCGATTACAGTTTCGTACCAGTGACCGCGGCCAGGGCTGCCGTGGATTCTGGCAAGGTAAAGATAATTGCTGTCACATCCTCGGCTCGCTTGACAGCCCTATCTGAAGTCAGCATCTTGGCAGACGTGTTACCAGGATTTGAAATCTATTCTGGTTGGTTCGTGACCTTGCCAAAACAAACTGATCCGGCTGCCGTTGCCTGGTATCAGAGAGAATTCAGTCGGGCCATACGTAGCGATAAGTACAGGCGCTGGGCCGATGCTAATCTTATCATAGTAAACGAGCGGAGATTGGATCCAGTATCTGTGAAATCATATGCCGAAAAAATCAGGCGAGATCTTTTGCCTGCCACACAAAAAATCCGTCCCGAATAATCATGCATACTATAGCCAAACCTTTTTATTATAGCACGCTGCCGAATCTTCCACATCCGCCTGAACGTTTCGTGGAAGCCATAAGCCTGGATCCCAATGACTTTCCCACTACCAGTCCATTCCATGAAGTACGAGTCCGATTCTGCCGTAGGCAAGGCAAGCAATTCTTGGCCAGCCCAAGCGTGCGAGCAGAATTGCCCGCAGATCTCCAATCTGAATTTGAACAATGGGTTCGAGACAATATCATCTCAGAATTTGTTCATGCCGGAGTTAATTACCGCCACTTTAATGCAGATACCGGTGGCATACATACCGATACCAGCCGGCAGTTCAGCCTGACATACAACATCGACAACGGCGGACCCAACGCAGGAATAACCTGGTGGCGAGAAAAAAATAAACCTTTGCTAAGAGAATCTGGCGTGCAGATATTGGATTTTGATCTTGTTGATCCTGTCATGGACTTCCGCGGGTATGAGCAAGGGTGGTTTTTCCATGACGCACGCATCTTACATAGCACCGAAGGCATAGAACGGCCTCGTGTGCAGTTCCAAGTCAGCCTCAATCTTGATCAGGTGCCTCCACACTGGTTTGATTGACATGTGGCGTGCTGACAATCCTAAGAACAGATTCGGATACTATTCTTCAGGTACGTTTCGTACCTACTCAAAATTTGAAGCCATGGATCATGCCATGGCACACGGTGGCAGTATCAAATGGCACTTCAACGAAGATTCATTTTCTCAAGTTCCGTGGACCCAAGAGCCGTCACAGTCTTTAGAAACCCTGTACAGGATAAGAGCACAGCAGATCCGAGACCGGTATGATTATGTAGTCTTGATGTACAGCGGAGGCATTGACAGTACAAACATGGTCCGGGTGTTTTTTGAAAACAACATCCTGCCGGATGAAATTTGTAGCGTACATGAGCATCAAGGTACCGACGACAAACATGCCTTCCTGACAGGGGAAATATTCCATTCAGCCTTGCCTTATGTAAATGCCAATGTGGGATCGCGCCATCATACCAAACTGCGCATAGTAGACAGTGCCCGGGCACAGTACCAAGCAGTAGAGTCTCTCACGCCAGACTCGATCACTGCTACCATGTATCACTGGAACGTAGCACACAATTTAGGCAATCTGGCCAGATTTGATGTAAGGCGCCTGGTTCCTGAGTACAAATATATCATAGATTCAGGTCGCAGCCTATGCCTGGTCTGGGCTGAATGCAAACCACGCATAGATTACAACAGCACCACAGGCCGTCATCAAGTGCATTTTAATGAATCGGGGTTTGACATGATCTGTAACGCATATCATCAAGACACCGCGGATCCCACACGGCATGATGAATTGTTTTATACCACACCGGACATGCCCGAGATAGTGGCCAAACAGTGCCATGTCTTGCTGGATCTCATGCGTAATCCTGTGACGTTCTCTGATATCATGACCAACAAAAGCATAGCAGACCAGCCCATTGACAGTCCACATGCCCCGGGATTCAAGATAGACAATCCTCTTTCAAGCATGATAGTAACCTATAGAAATCGACAATGGTGGTGCATGAAACCTGCGGTAGTTAACCAGACTATCTACGCTGGTACAGATCCTGTGATTTACAATCAAGGCAAAAACGTAGATCGCCTCATACATCCCAGAGATCAATGGATAAGAGACAAACTGCCCGCACACAGTCGACAATTCTACACTGAGTTTGCCAGATTCGCCAAACGATATAAACCCGTCTTGGGTAACGTGGACAGAAATCAAAGATTCGGTTTGGTAAAGACCAGCAATGGATACGACTTAGAATCAGTGATCCCTTGAAAATCTAAGCACTGTATACAGGTTGACCAAAAATTCTCGTTGTCGTAACATAAGCACAATGAAGAACATACTCCACTCCCGGCAGTCAACCAGGGTTGTTAATCACGTAAATCCTAAGCCCGGGATCATGGTTGACGTAGGTAAGTGCTTGCTAACCACTTGTTTTTAGGGTGGTTGACCAGAAATTGCCATTTTGCTATACTATTGATATCATAACACACATAGGAGCCCTACTATGAAAAATCTTAAATCTTACGTGGAACAGAAAAACCGTTGGAACGCTATCTTTGGTGGCCGACCATTGGTCATTGGCCCGGACAATCAAAAGATCGCCAACATGATCGACTCCGAGTTGTCTCCCGAAAATCTCACCTGTGATGGTGAACTCAGTCGCACCGAAGTCAACCGTCGCTATCGCCAACTCACTACCGCGGCCAGCGAACTGCAGAAGTTAGATCCCAGCGTCAAGTTCTACGAATTCGCCTAAGGACCAGCCATGCAGAGCCGAGACTTAGACACCCAGCAGGCCCCGAATCGGTGGTGGGCATCAAGAGACGCCCGGATGCGGAACATTGTAATGGCATCCACCTGGGATCAATCTAAACTGATCCAGGCCGAATCCATGAAGCAGGTGTTGCCCTTGGTTTATGCCTGCCGCGAAGTATATGTGAACCCGCGCCAGAAGTTTATCACCATCAAGGTAGAAAATGGTCGTGTACGTGATCAACGCAATCTTGATCTGCTGGAGGCCGAGTGGGAAGCCAAAGGAATCAAAAAGTGCGAGTCTGCGCAGGGAGTCATCTATCGCATACCACGATAGGTTGACCAATAATACCAATATCTTTTACAATAGTATTTCAATAATTAAACAAGAAAGGCATAGCCCATGTCAGTAGAAAACCGCACCGTTACCGCGATTGGTGCTCGCAAAGCAGTCAAGAAGTGCTTTAACAAAAAACGCCCCATGTTCCTGTGGGGTCCTCCCGGAATCGGTAAATCCGAGGTAGTGGCCGATATCACCCGTGAACTGGGAGGCTTCATGATCGACCTGCGCCTGGGCCAGATGGATCCCACAGACATCCGTGGCATTCCGTTCTATAACAAAGAATTGGGCAAGATGGACTGGGCACCGCCCATCGACTTGCCCGATGCGGAACTGGCCAGCCAGTATCCCGTGATCGTGCTATTCATGGACGAGATGAATTCTGCGGCGCCCGCAGTACAGGCCGCGGCCTATCAGTTGGTGTTGAACCGACGCATCGGCAAATATGTCATGCCCGACAATGTGGTCATGATTGCCGCAGGTAACCGTGAGAGCGACAAAGGTGTTACCTATCGCATGCCCACGCCCTTGGCCAACCGCTTCGTTCACATCGAGATGCGCCCTGACTTTGCAGTATGGCAAGAGTGGGCCGTGCTCAACGGCATCCACAAGGATGTAGTGGGTTATCTCAGTTTCGCCAAGCAGGATTTATATGACTTTGATGCCAAGAGTTCCAGCCGTGCATTCGCTACACCACGCTCTTGGACCTTTGTCAGCGAACTGCTCGAAGATGAAGATCTCGACGACGCTTCGGCCACTGATCTTATCGCAGGCACTGTGGGCGAAGGCCTGGCAGTGAAGTTCCAAGCACATCGCAAGATCGCAGGCAAATTACCCAAGCCCGAAGACATCTTGTCAGGCAAGGAAAAAGACCTGGCAGTGAAAGAAGTGTCGGCCATGTACAGCCTGGTGATTAGCCTGTGCTATGAACTCAAAGATGCCTTGGAAGTCCGCAAGGTCAAAGATTCGGAGTTCCATGGCATGGCCGATAACTTCTTCGCTTACATGATGAAGAACTTCGAGACTGAACTGGTGGTCATGGGTGCCCGTATTGCACTTACCACCTACAACTTACCGTTCCAGCCTACCAAGTTGAAGAACTTCGACGAGTTCCATCAGCGTTATGGCAAGTACATCTTGCAAGCCAACTCCTAAGAGCCAACAGGGCGAGGTCTATCGCGATGAGCGAACATAGGGCTATGTCTGACCTCGCCCTTCCCATCTTCCAGCAACCACCCATACGGGTGGTTTTTCGTCCTTACGATCATGACGCTGTGCAGACCATGCTCCGACAGGTGGCAAGTGATTTTGGGCGTCCCAGCGATCGTTGGAAATATCGTAGTCCCGACCCATTAGAAGCGGCTGATGAACCCAACGCATGGCAGTTGGATTTCTACTTTGCTGATGCACATGATGCCATGATATTCAGCCTTAAATATCAGCGATGAAATACGAAATAGTGAAATTGGATGGTCGTTTTACCTACCGCGACTTGTTTGGGTACTGCATCAAGTTCTCAAATCGCATGGCTGTAGATAATGGTCCACTCAAGTTCAATGATGCCATGCGATGGTTCACAGACACCTATGGCTGGAGTGCCGAGATCCGTGACTACTCTAAAATGCACAAATGGACCCGCCAGGCCACACAATGGATGGGTTCTCCGCGGCTCCAAGCGGCATCAGGTTTGTTAGAAGAAGTGCCTGATCATTGCAACCCACATTGGTCCTGGACTAATGGCTACGACGATCTCCGAATCTATGTGGCCACAGATCGAGAACTGAATTTTTTCCAGCTGAGATGGCCTAATCAAAACTCATGATAATAATCATAGGCGATTCTTGGGGAGTAGGTGAGTGGGATCGATGCTGTAATCTCGGTGGACCGAGATTTGGCCAATACTTGATGTTGCACGATCAGGTATGTAATCTCAGCCTGGGTGCAGGTAGTAATACCGATTCCCTGGATCGTCTATCCCAATTTTTAAAAAAATTCAAGGCAGACCAGTACGATACCATATATTGGATCGTGACCTGTCCCAGTAGAGATATAGATATTGACCAGTGCCTGCCAGATTCTGAATCATTGAAACAAAAACTGATTGATTATTTGTTTCAATCTCTGGATACCGCACAAAAACTTGCCGACCATCATGGTGTGAGGATCAACTTGATAGGTGGATTGTGCGATTTAAATGTGATAGATATTTCTAAATATGAACATCTCGATGTAAGTGTAGCGAGTTGGGGACAGTTGTTGGACCAACAATACAGCATCGGTTTATTTTATCCTGGATCCTGGACAGACATCGGGCTGACAATAAAAACACAATACCCGCATCATTTGGATGACTGGAATGACATCGCAGACATGGTAATCGCAAAAAATCAAAGTTGGAATAAAATTTTCCATACCGACGGATCACATCCAGATCGCACTGGTCATAAGATTTTACATAACTATCTTTATCCCGAATGGGCATGGAAACTGGGATGAGCAACGATCTCTACCGAGACCGCGACTCAAGACTGGACACCATAGTAGGTGATAATAAATCTTACTTCGCCATGTTGGGTCGTATCATGTTTACCAGTGAAAGTACTGATATGGTGTTCCAAGACTGGTGCGAAACCCAGCACGGGTTCCGCCCTATATACGACGAGAATGGAGCAATAACTGGAAAACCGGAGATCACAGACCCCCAGAAATACACCTTGTGCGTGCTGAAATATGGCGGTTGACCAGAAATGCCCATTTTGCTATAATATAGATATAATCAAGGAGCGACTATGACAGCACAAGCCACAGCCACAGTAGATTCAGCCAACAAAGACGACGCCAAAAGATTCGCTGAACTTATCGGTCCCATGGATCCCAAAGTAGATCGCGAAGTGCGCGAGATGCTGGTCACTGCCCGTGTGGGAATGTTACTCCGGGCCAGTTTCTTTGGCAATCTGGCCACCCGTCTTAAACTGGTCAACGCCGATGAATGGTGTGCCACCGCCGCCACAGACGGCAGGAACTTCTATTACAACAGCCGATTCATCAAGATGCTCAAGCCCAAAGAGATCGAGTTCTTGTTTGGTCACGAGGTACTCCACTGTGTGTATGATCACTTTGGACGCCGTGGCAATCGTGATCCTCAGTTATTCAACATCGCCAATGACTACTGTGTCAATGCCGACTTGAAAAAACATCGTGTGGGCGAATTCATCACTTCAGTGCCTTGCTTATATGACAGCAAGTTCGAAGGCAAATCGTCAGAAGAGATCTATGACTACCTATACGAGAATGCTGAAAAGATCAATATCAATGATTTGATCGATCGCATCTTAGACGAGCACATGGATGGCGATGACGGTGATGGCTCTGGCTCCGGGCAAGATGAAGGCAAGGGCAAAGGTCGTCCCAAGTTGAGCCAAGAAGAGCGTGACAAGATTCGCGACGAGATCAAAGAAGCCATGCTGTCAGCCGCACAGACCTGCGATGCTGGTAACTTGCCTTTGGGTGTCAAGCGACTGATCCAGCAACTCACCGAACCCAAAATGAACTGGCGCGAACTGCTCCGCATGCAGTTAGAGAGCACTATCAAGTCAGACTACACTTGGCTCAGATCCAGCCGCAAGGGTTGGCATGTAGATGCTGTGATGCCTGGCATGAAGACCACAGACGCCATTGACATCGCAGTGGCCATAGACACATCGGGTTCGATCTCAGACAAACAGGCCCGAGACTTCCTCAGCGAGATCCGTGGCATCATGGAGTCGTTCGATTCCTACAAGATCCATGTGTTCACCTTCGATACCAAATGCTACAATCCGCAGATTTATACTTCGGACAATTTAGAAGACATCGAAGACTACGATATCCAAGGCGGTGGCGGTACTGACTTCGAAGCAATCTTTGAGTTCATGAAAGCCGAAGACATTGAGCCACGAAAACTGGTGGTGTTCACTGATGGGTATCCGTTTGGATCCTGGGGTGATCCCAACTACTGTGACACAGTATGGATCATTCATGGCAATAAACAGCCTGACCCGCCGTTTGGTGTCTGGGCCGAGTACGGCGAGCAAGACTAATTTAGCCAAAACCCGCAAAAACCCCGGTCATTTACGTGGCCGGGGTTTTTTGTTGACGTAAATATCTACATGAGTGAGTCTGCCCAGCCTTTGTCTTTAAACGATCTTATCGTGGTCAAAAACATGATAGAATTGGCCTGTCAACGTGGTACTTGGCAAGCCGGTGAAATGCGCACGGTTGGTGAGATATATGACAAACTATCCGCCTTCCTCGACTACATTGTTCAACAAGCCGAGCAGGCTCCACAAACAACCCAAGGAGAAACAAATGCTTAAACACATCGGCAAACAACAAGATCGCAAGGTAGCGATCGTGTTCCGTGAAGTGCCGGGCGAGGAGCACATGGCTCTGGTCATCTATCCAGATATCTTGCCTGTACACATGCATGACACCATCATGAAAGTGCTGGAATCAGAGGTAGGACAACAAGCAGAAAATTTCGGCGATGCTTTGTTCCGCAGTCTATTGCCAGATGGACGTCCTATTTTGACAACCTTGCATCAAGAAGGCATGATCAAAAAAGTACAGACCAAGAACATCACTGTGACACCCACTGCTACCAGCCATGTCAAACTGGATGAGATGAATGCTATCCTGCGTGAAATGAAGATGGGAGAAGATGCGGTCAAGCGCCTGGCAGAATTAGATAGTCAGCGTGGTATGACTGGCGCTGTGCGACGCAAAGATGATTTTGGTCGCGAAGTAGGCGCACCCAATGATCGGTTGCGCGGCGCACAAGTGGCAGGCAGTGATGCGGCCAAAGCACTGGATGACCGAAGCATTGCTGGTGACCTCATGGCTCAAGCTCAAAAGATGGAGCGTGAAGCCAAAGGCCTGATCGCAGAAGCCGCGAGATTGGCCAAAGAGGCAGCAGCTTTGGCGGGTGGCGACGGTGCCAGACCCAAGGCAGGTAGACCCAAAAAGGTCAAGTCTGCCGATGCAGCTTGATCACGACTTCCAAAAAAGATGGGAACAGATAGTCAACGATGTTGACAAAGATCATATTCCCATCCATTGTGTAAAAAAGGTGGTGTTCAAAACCACCGACCGGCGGCAGCGCAGTATCAACATCCGCAATTTGCGCAAGCAAGGCATAGATGAGGACAGCATAGAAAAATGTGTGAGCAGTTTCATTGCCCAGCATGAAGAGACCATACTCAGCATGGAACTGGTCTTAGATGTAGAAGCCATTGCCGGTATCGTCCAACCCGAAACTGACAAATTGTTGAAAGGCATGTGATGCATGTTCGTTTGGTATCCTACAGCCAACCCACAGACCAATATAGAGATCTGGGCATCTCGGATGCGCAGGAACTCATTGCGTATTGCGCCCGTGTGTCCAATCCCTCAAATCAGCTTAACACTGAATCATCAGAGAAACTCATCCGATACTTGGTCAAGCATCAACACTGGAGCCCACTCGAAATGGTCTCAGCCTGCTGTGAAATCACCACAACCAGAGACATCGCCCGACAAATCTTGCGACATAGGAGTTTTAGTTTCCAAGAGTTCAGCCAGCGATATGCTGACCCTACTCGAGACCTCGATTTTGTTCGTAAAGAAGCACGATTGCAAGACACAAAAAATCGACAGAACTCCACAACTCTTGACATGTCCAACGCAAACGATCGAGAACTTGCCCGGTTATGGCAAGAAAAACAAGATCAAGTCATACGAGTCAGTAGAGATGTCTATACCTGGGCTATCGCTAATGGCATAGCCAAAGAACAAGCCCGTGCTGTGTTGCCCGAAGGTCTCACTGAAAGCAGACTTTATATGAACGGCACGCTAAGATCATGGATACACTTTATTGAACTGCGTTCAGGCCACGGTACTCAACTGGAACACATGCAAGTAGCCCATGCCTGTGCTGACGTTATAGCACAGATCTTCCCCATGAGTGCCGAATTCGTCGAAAAATCCTAAGTTTATTGTTATAATAAAGTATGAGGATAGTATTCCATTCCTTTACCATGGGTGATGTAGATGATGTTGACATTTACGTGGCTCCGCCTTTGTTTGATTGGCAAAAAACCGAGCAAGGCAAATGGGTCATGGAAAATGCCCATGATCTTTCCTACGATGTCAGGCCAGACTTTAGATCATTTGGCTCTTTGGTCACAGTTACGGGTATATTGCCAGACATCAAAGCTACAGAATACTTTTTGAAATGGGGATAATGACACGATTTTTAGTTACCGGTGGACTGGGTCTGATCGGTCACAATGTGGTGCGCCGACTGCTGGACCTTGGGCATGAAGTGTGCATTACAGACACCCAGACCAATTACGGAATCATTCCACAAGCGGAATTAGATTATCTTATCCGTGAGCGTCGGGCCAAGATACCCGAAATGGATCTACGCACGCATAGAATTGACATAGCCGATCAACCAGGTATAGATTGGTTGCTCAGTCACTATAAACCCGAAGTAATCATACACATGGCCAGTTTTCCCAGACAAAAAGTTGTGAATGTCAACCCCATGACAGGCAGCAGAGCCATGAGCGAGGGATTGCTGAACCTGTGCGAATCTGCGGCAAAGCACAAGGTAAGTAAATTTGTGTATATTTCGTCCAGCATGGTCTATGGTGATTTTACTGATGATGTACGAGAAGATGCTATATGCCGTCCACAAGGGCAGTATGGCATAATGAAACTGGCAGGAGAGTGGCTTGTCAAAGATTATAGTCGGCGTGGTTGTTTTGATCATGTTATTATCCGTCCTTCCGCTGTATACGGAGAACTCGATGTTGAAGATCGTGTTATCTCAAAGTTTCTGCTGACAGCCATGCGTGGTGGCACACTCAAAGTCAACGGTGCATCTGAAACCCTGGACTTTACCTATGTGGCAGATGCCGCTGATGGTATCGTTGCGGCAGCATTGAGTCCTACTGCCAATAATAAACCTTACAATATAACCAAGAGCCATAGTTGGAGCCTGTTGGATGCGGCCAATCTGGCAGTAAAAATCGTGGGGCAAGGTTCGGTAGAAGTGCGTGACAAAGATGCCGACTTCCCCAGCAGAGGTGCGCTCAACATCGAAGCCGCTCGTAGAGATTTCGGGTATGATCCTAAGGTAGACATTGAAGAAGGTTTCCAGCGATACTATGAATGGCTTAACAATTCCGTTTACTGGTCTAAAAAAACAGTATAGCAATCTCCGGCAAGAAATACTCGATGCTACCGATGAAGTCTTGCGTAGCGGACAGTTAATGAACGGTAACAACACAGCAGAATTTGAAAATTGGCTGTCCAAGAAAAACAGCGTCAAGTATGCAGTCTGCGTGCATTCTGGAACATCGGCATTGGAAGCCATCGCAGAATATTATGCCACAGACCAACTGTCACCAGATCCACCCACTGTATTGATTCCCAGTCTGACTTATGCGGCCACTGCCAATGCTTTTATGCGTGCAGGATGGAACATACAGTTTATCGACACAGATCATAATGGAGTTTTTGATGTCAGAAAAATTCCGGATGTCAGTTATCAAGCGGCGGTATTGGTGGGTCTCTATGGAGCCAGCATAACCCACTTAGGAGATATCAACACCTGGAGGCAATGGACTCTATCAGACAAGATAATCATAGAAGATGCGGCACAGCATTGGTTATCTGCCGATGCCCAACGCATTGGCAAGGCTGCCGCGATAAGTTTTGATCCAATGAAAAATCTTCCTTGTTATGGCAACGGTGGGGCTGTGGTCACCAATGACAGCGATGTATTCCATTTTGTTCGTGCTTGGAGAGACAATGGAAAATCGTCGCACGCCACTACCGGAACCAACAGTCGCATGAGTGAAATAGACTGTGCTCATCTAATGGTCAAATCAAGATACATAGACCAATGGCAAAAGCGGCGCCAGGACATATCAGGATACTGGCGTTCAAAATTAAAAAATACCGAAATCAGATGCCTCATCGACAATGATAACTATCATGATCATTCGTGTCACAAATTTGTGATTGATGTTAATAATCGAGACATACTACAACGAAACCTTTCAATCCGCAAGATTGAAACCAAGATTCATTATTCACAACCGTTGCACGAAATGGGTGTATTTAGACAATACCAAGGACCTGACATCCTTAGTTGTGCCAGTGCTTTAAGCCGTCGGGTGTTGAGTTTGCCAATCTATCCAGAACTCACTGATTTAGAAGTCGAGTATGTCATTGATCAGGTCTTGGACTGTGTAAACAGTTGAGGATGTAGCATCATGGCATACGATGCCAACCAATCCCATTCGTAACTTTTCTTGATGTCGTCAAATCGACCCTGCACTCGATCGTAATAATCAACTGCATCATTGGCCCCTTTTGTTGACCAGTATCCATTGACACCGTCACCTTTGTCTAACCATTCAGTCAAGCGATATTCATTCTCAACATCAGGAAGGCTGTGGCGCAGCTTCAACGCCTCACGGAAAGCAGTTCGCCAGCAGGTCCAGGGATCATTGTCATAGTAAGCCGTGCCTGATATTATCGGTACTACTTCATGAGGTTGATCAAGAGTAAAGTCCAGGCCCTGGCCGGTGTTTTCCAAGACCAATCTCCGGTTGTATGCGATCATGGCCTGATGTCCATACACAAGATGATTCACTGGATTGTACGCATGGAAGATGTAGTGTTTGGCTTCTTGTAATCTATCAGGCTGCCAAGACCAATCAAAATCTTCATTTACCTGCAACTTGGCAAACACAGCAAAGAACCAATCGGTGCCACTACATTTGGCTGCCGCTTGGTATGACGCCACCCTACCTTTTATACCGTCCACGCGATGCAAACGATTTGGAGTGCCAGCCACTGCCTGTTCCAAAATTTTCCAATTATGGTCTGCCCCGTATTCTCCGTTGCTGATAAACACTATGTCCATAGCATGGCTGGTCTGAGGCTGGCTCTGTCTATCTATCACTGGATAATCATATAGTTGGGTGTCAAGGAAATTTTTAGCATCGCGAGGAACCAACACAGATTCTCCTCCCCGACGCAGAGGATGCACAGATCGTGTTGCAGGTCTCCAAAGATTGACAGTAGGCACAGATTCTGCGGACTCATAGCGATAAAATTCAACCACGGGTTCAGTGAACTCATGTTGCCACACAGCCGGTACCACGGAATCAGTTTCATAGGCGATGGCCGGTGGTCTTGATCTGCTGACACTGTGGGATACGAAGTTTATAGTATCATACCATTCCAATAGAGCAAGGTCACTACTGCCGTCCAAAAAACTGGGTACATGCACATAGAAAGTGTCACCAAACTTTTGTTCGTTGCTGGCCCAGACATGTAACATGCGATCCTGCCATTCGCTGGGGTGCCAGGTCCAATCAAAATCTGTATAATCACACACGTCCGTGGTCACCCAACAGTAATGCCAATCCACGCGATTCAAGGCTCTGCGTAGTGTTCCAAGGTAGTCTGAAATAAAACGTGTGTTGATATCACCCTGATCGGGACTGCGAGGATTGTGTTTGATATGTAATCGAGGCACAGTGCCACGCCTTGGAACCATGCTGTGTTCACGATTGATATCGGTCACAGCATGCTTGGGCACTAACATGGTCCCACCACTGTCCTGGTGTTGGCTGGGCCATACATGTATTTGATTGGCCTGCCAGGGCACGGGTTCCCACAACCAATCGAACTGAGAATAGTCATTATGCCTATCCACGATCCATAAGTACCTTGTGCGGCTGAGTCCTCGGGCGTGTTCAATACTATCTACCCGCTGTTCATGCGGAAAGAGTCCAGTAGGTCGATCTAAATAAAAAACGTCAAACATGATTAGAATAGATGAAATTTATTATAACGTATTTGCTTCGGCAATGCGACAGAAATCCGCTGTGGCGCTGCATTGGTTTGACCCTTTTGGTTCAAAAGATTTCCATGACTTGGTAGCCTATCCTGCTATAGTGCAGGGGCATAGGATTTTGTTTTGGGATCAAGAACCCGTGTATAAAGATTCGGCCAAGGTATTTTTCGATCAGTTTTGCAAGATATATCGAACACGGAGACGTCCCAATTACCATACCACACTAACTCTGGTTACCAGCGAATGTGATAGCAAAGATGTACAATGGTTGCAAGATACTTATAAAATTGAAAATATCGCACACTATTTCTTCCATGGTTGGGCAGCGTTAGATTGGTACCGAGGATACAATCACAGCTACCTTGGTCAGCCGTGGATGCAACGCAGTTTTGACAAACTTTATATCTGTCCCAATAACATAGTCAGCGGTAACCGGCAACATCGTCTGAGTTTACTACACGAATTTTCCCAGCGAGGTCTACTTTCCGATGGCATGATGAGTTTTCCAGCAACTTGTCCTTATTCCGGGCAATCAGTGCAGGAGTTGATGAGAGATCATGGATGGAACCTCCCAACTTCAATCTCTTTACCGTTGATCATCGACACACAAAAAAATCACGCACATGACAGCCACAAGATTGATTTTTGGGATGAAGCCATGCGATGCTTCAGTCACGTGGTCACAGAAACTGTGTACGTCAGCGATCGAATCCATCTCACTGAAAAAACATTCAAACCGATAGTTTTACAACAGCCGTTTTTGTTAATATCTGCCAAACACAGTCTGGCTTATCTACGTAGATACGGATTTAAAACCTTTGATTGCATCTGGGACGAAAGTTATGACAATCTCGATGACGATAAGAGAATATCTGCAATAGCAGATATATGCCAACAGATTCAACAGTGGTCACCGACACAGATGCGGCAAGCGCAGGAGCGAGCATGGCCGATAATCAAACACAACTTTGAATGGTTTTATGGAGATTTCCAACAGGTGCTTTGGAAGGAAACACAACAAATGATCGAGCAATGGTAAATTTTTGCTATGACAATCTTGGGCAGTATCGCATAGGCTACCCAAATTTGGCCCGGCCGGATCTGCATCCCAATGAATTTGATCATGTGTGGCCGCGGACCACTCCGTTGCGTTTGCTGATGTACTTGCAAACACAAGGCATACCAGTGGCACACCACACGGTTGATGTCTGCCCCGGAGGATCGTGGTATCCAGTGTCGCTGGCGTGGCATGATTTTGAATGTGACTATTTTGCATTAATGAGCTCCCATGTGCGCGACTCAATAAAAAAATTTCGTGTGCGTGTGCTGTTTTATTACCATGAAGCAGATGCACCAAGCAAGATAAAACTCCGCATGGATCATCTTTGCGATTTACATGATCTACCAAAGACCTATCTATTTGTCAGCGCCAACACAGCGGCTACCATCATAGAAAATTTCTATCACTTCCCCGATCATGAATATTTTTTCCGCTATGTCAATCGGAATCAATCACCTCGAGACAAAACAATGCCGCAACGAGATTTCAGCCTGCTGAATCGCACTCATAAGACATGGCGTGCCAATGTCGTGGCCGATCTACGAGCCCAGCATGTGCTGGACAACAGCCTGTGGAGTTACAACACAGATTTTACCATGCCAGACGCCGACGTAGTAAATCCCCTGCGTACCAGTGAGTTGCCCTATTGGGATCAAATCACCCAAGAGTTTTTGTCTCAGGGTCCTTATCATGTAGACGGTGCAGATAGTGATGTTCACAACGATCATGCCTTGGTCAATACCGATCTCTACACCCAATCTTGGTGCCATATCATAGTCGAGACCATGATGGACGCTGATGGCAGCGGCGGAAGTTTCTTGACCGAAAAAACCTATAAATGTATCAAGTATGGACAGCCTTTTGTGATCATTGGCACCGCGGGCAGCCTGGCACAGTTGCGCGATAACGGATATCGCACTTTTGATACAGTGATAGATTCCAGTTATGATACCATCCAGGACACCACAGAACGATATTTACGCATCCGAAACTTGCTTAAAGACCTGCGTGGACAGTTGGGGCCGGCATGGCATCATCGATGTCAAGAAGATATTGCACACAATCAAGAATTATTTCTTTCCATGCGCAATCCGGCCTTAAGTAAACTTGCCATGAGATTACAAACATGAATTTACCAGTACAAGCCTATACTTCTTGGCAACCTCTGGAAGCAGTCATAGTCGGACGTGTGTATACCGCAGATTACTTTGATTTTGTCGAAGATCCGCAGGTGCGCGGACAACTTCAGCAAATTTTACAAGAAAGTGCAGAAGACCTTGACAATCTCACTCAGACAATCATACAGTATGGTGCCGAAGTCTACAGACCCGACCTACCAGACAAAGATTACTGGATCAACGTCCAAACCAGCGAATCTCCTACCAGCGCACCTTTGCCGCCATTGACACCAAGAGATTGGCAAATCACCCTGGGCGAACATCTGTTGCGTGTGCTGAGTCTGCGCGAATTAGATCCGATTTGCCATGTCATCGATGCCACCAAACCCGGCACAGTGATCGATCCGCATTGCGGGGGATGGAATGCAGATCATGTAATGTCCAGTGCTGTGGCAAGCTGCATAGTTCGAGTGGGCACCGACATATTTTTTGACAACAGTCAATGGTTGACCACTGAGCAAATGGAATGGATCAGAGAAAATGTGTTGGATGATCGTTTTCGGCTAAGACGTGCTGTGACCGAAGGGCATGGAGATGCGGTTTTTGCTATTTTAAAACCCGGCTTGATACTCAGTACCATGCATGACTCCAATATCAATTATCAACAGGATTTTCCTGGCTGGGAGGTCTTGCGGATCAATGACAGTTCGATCAATGCTGCCATGGCGGTGGGCAAGTTCCGCTACGAGACCATGGATGGCCGCTGGTACTTGCCCGGGGTCAAACCTACAAAAAACTTTGCACGATTTGTTGACACATATTTGAAGGATTGGACTGGTTTTGTTAAAGAGACAGTGTTTGATGTCAACTGTTTGGTGTTAGACGAGCAACACGTGGTATTCAGCGGCTACAACAAAGCCGTGTTCGATCTTTGTGAAAAACACGGTATTACACCAATCATCTGCGAACTCAGGCACAAATATTTTTGGGATGGTGGAATATCCTGCGTGACACAGGATTTGCGTAGGCGCGGCCCTTTAGAAAACTATTTCTGACGACCAAAATCTGTTCTGTTCCACAACCGTTCGTGCAGGTAATAAAGCACAGTATTAGTCATGGCCTGTATCAGAGCAAGTGCACCGGCCACACCTATATCTCCGGTGACGAGCCAAGCGATGACAGCAGTGCTGGTGCTTCCAGTCACCCGCCACGACACGGTTTTTAAAAAACTGCGTTGAGATTTTTCATTCATGAGCAAACCACGACACCATAGTTCTTTTCAAATCTATCAGCATCTGATCGATCGTTGACCATGGGCTCTCCACGGATGTTGAGGCTGGTATTCAAAAGCATGGGACAGCCCGTGAGCAGGTACCATTGTTCTAACAACTGTCTGATGCCCGAGCCATCTGCTGGAACTGTCTGTACTCGGCTGGTTCCATCGACATGGCATATAGCAGGAAAACGATCAGGCTCGCGGCAATGAGCGACTGACTGCATATAGCGACAACGATTCCACCCAAGAGACATAACAAAATACTCATCAGCCAGTTCTTCCAATATGACCGGTGCGAACGGTCTAAATTTCTGTCTGCGTTTGATTTCATTCACTCGATCCTTGATCTCCCACCCGCGCGGGTCGGCTAACAAACTACGATTGCCCAAGGCTCGTGGTCCCCATTCGGCTCTTCCTGATGCTACTCCTACTATCTTGTCTCGGAGCAGATGATCCAACAAAGGTTTGACAGGGTAATCTCCGGATATCCGGTGTCCAAGATACGCATCTCGCCAACGCAGGCGACCACCATGAGCTAATGCGGCTGCACCAAGACTGCTACCAGCATCACCGGGATTGGGCATGATCCAAACTCTATCAAAATACTTGCCGAGATGCGCATTGGCCACGCAGTTCAAAGCGACGCCGCCCATGTAAACTAAGTTTTCGCAGCCAGTCAATTCTTTGGCACGACGCATGATTGACTTGATTAAATGTTCTGCCAGTGCCTGCGCCGATGCCGCGATATCTTCCTTGCTGGCAAAACTCAACTCATCATCAAATCCAATGTGCAGATTTTGTTTGAATTGCATAGCAATATCATCTTCAACAAACTGATCTCGCATCCATGCACACCCCAGTCGATTACCATAGGCTGCCATGCCCATGGTGATGTATTCTTCATCCATGGGTCGCAGTCCCACTGCCTTGGTTATGGCCGAATAAAATAGCCCTATTGAGTGTGGATATCGTTGTCCCCACATTTTTTTATAGTGCGCACGACCTTGGTTATCGTAGGCAGCACTATAAATCGACACAGTATCAAGTTCGCCAATGGCGTCGATGACCACTACTGCGGCCTGATCAAATGGTGATGTCTGGAATCCGGCCGCGGCATGACTGAGGTGATGGGCAAAGCACAACTCACGATGAGCTGGATGTTGATACCATGAGCCGAGATGCTTTTTCAGCGCACCGCTCGCTGTCCATGGTCCATACAACTTTTGCCCCGATCTCCATTGCTGGATGTTGTGCATCCATGGACGTTCATAAAAAGCCACGGTATCATAATCCCATTCACAGCATTCTTCCATGAGCGCTGGATGAATGTTGGGATCATTCTTGATCTTGCTGTATCGTTCGCTGTGTCCAGCAAACACGATCTCCCCATCACCACGCACGATACTGACCGCGGCGTCATGAAAACCCGCCGAAACTCCTAAAATGTGTTTCATTTGTAAATGAAAGGGTCGCGTTTGCGCAGTTCTTTGAGCTTTCTACGATAACGAATTTCTAATTTAATTTTGGCTACCAATCTTCTAAACCAGTTCATATTTTATCCTTGTTTCAAAATTTCAATCTGTCTCTGTATGTAATCCTCGTCACTCCAGTGATAAGCATAATGTGCCCTATGGCGCAAGGTGCGCACTTCACTTACGTCAAGATGTTGGTTCAACATTGCCCAGATTTTTTGCGGATCTTCTGTACCAAAAGAGACCTTTAGATCTACCTGTGCTATCTTAGGATGGCCAATGGTCAATTCAGGATCCTCAGGGTCAAACCCATTGATGGTAAGCCAATGTCGGAAGTCTTCCAACATTTTCGTCTGCCAGGGGAAATCTTTGGGATTGCGCCCCCACTCTATATCAAAGTCTGCGGCTGCTTCGGACTGATTGCGCAAGGCGCTGGTTGTCAATTCTCCGATCCTGCTATCACGTCCTTCATCCTGGAACACTTCCCAATGATGTTTGCCCACGGCTTTGTTCACGCCTATGTATACGCCGCCAAGATCACGATTGATAGTGTCCACCCCGAACAAATCAAGATCTTCAATTTCCAAAGCAAAACGTGGAGCACTGAGCCAGCACATGAGTTGGCTGGGCCTTTGCCAATCTGGGGCCTCGATCTGCTTGCGATAAGACAAGGCCCAAGACTCGAATTCGTGGCACAGTAGATTAAGTTGCCGGATATGCCATCTTATTTCGTGATCCGCCTTGATGTAGAAATCACTCATGCGGCCGCTACTGCCCTGTAAATCTTCAAAATATCTATGGAGCATGTTGAGACGGTGTTGTACGATGTTCCTGCCTTTTGTACGATTGCCTTGGGGTTCGTCTGTCATGGTGTTGGCCATAGTAAACCAATCATCAATATGGTAACCAATGTCGGCATCATTGATATATAAAATGCTTGCGTTGACTCGATCCAAGATCATCTGGCCATCTCGATCGCTGTCAGCAAAGCCGAGGAAACAATAATTTTTTTCCAAATGTAACTCGTTGAATAGCACATGATCCAATGCTTGTATCCACTTACGACCCAGATTATGATCAATGACATCAATTTTTACTGTGATGACATGCTGTGATCGACGATCTATCAGATCTATTTCAACAGGATATTTCTTGCCACCATGCATGTATTTCTTCGTCCTCTTTGGTAATATCATTCCAGGTGTATGTATCTTTTCGTATAGACTCTAATTTTAACACACGTCTTTTGCCATCAACAAGACCTTGTTGCCAGGAATCTGGCCATGCTTCCTGGAAAGTAGGCCTATGTTTCAATTGACACAGCACATCTTTTAACGCCCCGGGTGGTAAATCTTCCAGCAAATTATTGATTTTCTTGTCGAGAAGCCATCGTGGCAATGCAAGAGGACTCATCACTATATCGGGTGAAAACCCAAACACTACTTTGGCAAGGATGTCAACTCCGAATTCGTCAGCGAGCGTTTGTATTCTTCTGATTTCAAACAGTCCAGGTAAAGTGAGTGTGAAATCGATTCGCATCTGGCGGCGATTCTTGCATAGGTCCAATCCTCGGGCAAAGTTATGTCGCCATTGTTCATAGTCGAGTCCGGTTCGGATGTATTCTCCTGTGGCTCCGGTTCCGTCAAGGCTGGCACAGATTTGCCAGTCGCGAACATGTCCAAGAATATCGTCATAAAGATCAATCCCACGATAGTGGATACGAGAAAGATTGGTGTTATATCTGGCATAGAGTTTGGGCCCGTCACCCAGGTCAATTATTCTTTTCATGTACCGCCAATGCTGTTCGTACATCAACGGTTCGCCGCCCACCCAGTAAACCTCTTCCACACGATGCTGTTCCACTGCATCAGCAAACTCTTGTTCTATCTGGGTGTCTTGAAACTTACTTATTTGTGCTCTGACGGCGGGGAGCATCCAGTTGTTTTTGGTATTAGACCAGTCAATCATGTTATGCTGTCTCTGTTCACTTTCCCAGGCCGAACTTAACATGTCACCACACATCCTGCATTTGAAATTGCAAAGATTTGAAAATCTATAGTCCCAGCTCACCGGTTGCATGGTAGTGGATCCATCCTCGGCTGTGGATGCCATGGCCTGCTCATATTTGTGTGCAAACAAACGATTGAAATAATCTCTGTAAACGTCTGTGTTTAACAATTTTTCATTGCAAACTTCACACTCGGGCAAGATTTCGCCAGCCATCATGCGACGACGCACACTACGCATGTGCTCGCTGTTCCAATGGTCGTCTAATGTAATAGGAATATAACGACCGGTGCCTGCAGCTGTGTCAATGTATTGCTGGAAATTTTGAGCAGGCTCTCTACTGGCACAACACATCCTTCGCTCAGTCTGCGGCGAAAGATAAGTGTGTGTCCACGGCGCAAGGCACAAGGTGTTAGGTTTAGAGGAAATCATAATCTATAGCAAATGCAAATTCGGGAGCCACTTGATTGAGATTTTGTCCGCGTCTCTGATCGACCTCGTAGACGCTTCTTCTAAGATCGCTACCATCAGTGCTGGTACCTTGATTCATAAAATCAATGATGCGTTGTATCTCAGTATCGTGTTTGACACTGAATCGGCCGCTCCTTAATCGGGCCTGCGTGATTTCTTTGGCTTTGGCCGGCAGATTGGCTATACAGAATTGCGGAGCATCATGCAACATATTCCAGTAAACAAAATCAAAATCCTGCTGATCTATCCAGGCAGCCACATCTTCAAGATACATCACGTTAAACACATTGACCGTGGTACAAACCTGCAGGGTTATATTTTTGTTCCTTGCACGCATTTGACGGAATAGTTCTACATGACCATTCACGGCAGTCCAGTCGGCTCCGGCCCGTTGATATTCAAATCTTTCGGACACATCATCAATGCTGAACGCTATTTCTACGTGCCGGAAGTTTTTCCACAGTGCTTCTGCTCCTACAGGATACATGGTACCATTGGTGTTGTAGTGTATATCAATGTTGGCAGCCAAGCCTCGATCAACCAACTTGGCCAGGAGATCAAAATGTTCTTGTATCATGAATGGTTCACCTCCGGTGAATTCAAGATATCGTAAACTTTCGAGGTTAGACTCGAGATCTTGCCAGAATCTCTGTTCTTCTCTGGGCCAGCGACCCAACTTCATCATGACATAATGGAAGTTATTTTTCTTTTCTTGCTGATATTTTATTTCTTCGGCTGCATAGGTCGATGATGACCATGATCCGCAAATGCGGCATTTAAGATTGCATATATTACCCAGTTTGAGATCCAAGAACATCAAGGGTTCGGGTTGATCTGTCCATTGTTCAGTGTCCACGACGTGTTTCAGGCGATCCAAAGTATGCATGCGTTTGCTGGTTCGGCCCGCACGTTCTTCGTTCCAACAACGTTCACAGTCAGGGGTCTGTTGTCCTTGCAAGAAAGATTTTCGTAGTTCTTGCATGTGCTGGCTTTGTCTGATAGTCTGGATAGACGTTTCCCCCAGGCCGAACTTGGTACCATGTTCGTCCACTATCTCGTTGCGAGACAAACAGCAAGGTCTCACGGTGCCGATAGGACTGGCTTCAAGGCTTATCCAAGGCAACACGCAAAACTTGTCGTGAGGAACCTTCATCGGAGCGCCTCTAATTCAGGAAGAGCAGTGGCAATGTTTTGCGATCTGATTCGATCAAGTTCTTGGGTCTTTTGCCAAAAGGTATCGACTAGATCAGATCTATCAGATGCCATCATGAAATTTATGGCTGATTGTAGTCCCACAGTAACACGAGAAAGACTGTCTCGACCGCGCAACCACTCAATGTGTTCCTCAAACTTGATGCGTAATCTTTGCTTGTACTTGACGGGCGCAATATCCAATCTATACCATGCTGGATCTTGCAATATGTTTATATTACAATCTTGAGGTCGTATGAGTCCTCGATCAACCCAATGTCGGTGGAAATCTGGTAAATGCCAGGCATTGAGTATACTCAAAGTAGGACTGATATAAAAATCTACATTGGGGCAGATATCTATCATGCGGCGTCTATTTTCTTCTACCTGCTGCCAGTCTGTACCGTTACGTATATACTCAGCACGTGATCCCATGGCATCAAGGCTGGCTCCCACTGCTACGCTGTCGAATTTTTTCCAATAGTCAAACACATACCTATCTTTTAATCTTACCTGGGTAAAATTGGTATTGTAAATCAGTCGCACATCAAATCGGCCTCTGCGTTCCAATTCTTCCAAGATACGATAATGTTCGTCCATCATCAATGGCTCACCACCGGCAAAATAAATCTGCTCCACATAATCTATGTGTGGCAACAACTGCTCCCACATGTCGTTGGCGGTTCGCCCAGCGATGTTCAGAGCGCGATTCTTTGATGCCCAGTCGGTGCCCGCCAGTTTGGCCTGATCCTGATACCACGAACTGCTGAAAATATGTCCACAACTGCGACAACTGAGATTGCAAAGATTAGAAAAGCGTATGTCCCAGTAAGTCATTTCAAAAGGATTAGTTGATAACTTTTTTATATGATGTCCATGATGCTTGTTGGCCGACTGCCTACCACTGAAAAAACCTGCAGACTCCTGTTCATAGCAACGTTGGCAAGCTTTGCTTTTGATGTCATGCAACATATTGTCGCGCAACTGGCCCATGGCATCACCGGTCCAGATTTCTTGCAGAGTCTGAGACCTACAATCTCCAACCTGTCCCACTTTCATTTCTGCATGACAACAAGGATAGGCTTCTCCCGTGGGATATGCATGTAAATGTATCCAGGGATAGATACAAAAAGTCTTTGATTCTTTCAATAAAAAATTTTCGCGCTCGGTAAGATCCACCGGCTTCAATAAATCAGGGCTGTTATATTTGTATTGAGTCATACCATGATACCAAGTTAGGAAAAGTTCGGCGGAAGTTGTGATTTCTCCGTTTGTCATATTGCTCATAGAATGCACGGAAATCATTGTGTAGTCGGGGCATGTCAAAGGCCTCAGAATGTGGTGTCTTGACCACATCGAGGTAATCAATCAGTCTCTGCACATGATTGCGTTCGTGTGGTTGCAAACAGATGTTATGATTCCATCGATCTAACCAGGCCTGCAATCTGTCTCTATGGTGCATGCGTATGCGATCTGGCAACACCAAGGGACTTTGGAAACTGGGGAATCTGAGTATGTTCAAGGTAAAGTTCGGAAAGTCTGCACCAAAATCCTGTTTCCATAACATGAGATAGTGCAAGAACTCTGGCAGGCTTTCCAGGCACAAGGCATTGACTGTACACATCACATGCAACGCACGCACTTTCTTGGTTTGCATGATATGTTCCATGTTGTAGGTCCACTGTCCGTAATTCAACCCATCGCGGATGTATTCTGCGTGCGGTCCTATACTTTCGTTAGAAGTGTATAGATCTAATTCTACACCTTCACAGCCATCTATGGCACGCTGTATCACATCTCCTTCCATGCCAAGATTGGAATTGATAGCCAGGCGGGTATGACTACGACCAGGATTGTCTCTGAACCAGTCTATGAGTTTCCAGGTATAGCCCGACATCAGTGGCTCGCCACCGGTGATGCGTAGTTCGTCTAAGGTCCTGTGGAGGTCCGATTCCCACCACTGGAAGAACGCTTCCACATATGGATTGGTTTGCCCATAACGGTATAACTGAGCACTGTCATGAGCATGAGTAAAGTGGTTCCTGCCGTCGCTAATGAGTCCTGTATAAGGTCCGTGCTTGCGGATATCGTTGACCCAAGAAGTGCTAAAAGCAGGATTGCAGTAACTACATGCAAACTGACATGTGCGATCAAAACTGATCTCCAGAGTGCGGAGATCAACATCTGTTTCCACTGGTGCTTTAGCCGCATGATTGAGATCCTCGATCTTGTATATCTTGCTCTTGTAAACTCTGTCCGACACAGCATCTCGACCCATGTCCTCGATCTTCCAGCAATATTCACAGCCCGGCGGGCGTTCTCCTGCCTGCATCATCTTGCGATCTTGTTTCTTCTGTGCTGTGTTGTGTATGGCTTTGGGATTGGTGCTGAATTCTGGTCCAATGGCATGTGCTGGAGGATGATGGCACGAAGTGGTCTGTCCTGAACCCAGCCAAATGGTCGCATTGTACCACTTAGCACCACAGAAGCTGTTAGAGATTGGGTCCAGCACCTGCTGGCGGAATTCAAGGTCGTCCATGATTTATCAAAGAAAAAAATTGTTGGGGGATTTGCGCACGATGTTCCTTTTGGAATTCTCGCAATCGCTGTTGATTGTATTTACAGATAGGTTCACAGGCCTGTAGGAAAGACTGTAGATCTTGGCCTACAAGATCCACTACGATATCATGTATGCGATCCAATCTCTGTTGGTTGTCTTCTATGCTATCAAAACTTTCGTCGATCACGGATCCAAAAGTCTGGAATCCAAGATCGCGCATGTCTCTATAAAAATATTGATTGGCAGCACAGATCCAGGGATGCCCCATGGCAATAACTTTGGCTATTTTTTCGGTGCGAAAACTGTAAGGCACATCATACACAGTTTCCGTAACTAAACTGAAATAGGTATCCACATAGCCCTGGGGTTCAAGATAGATCTCACCCCAGGTATTTTGGAACATGTCTTGTTTGATAAAAGCGCGATCGGGCATGTCTACCATGATCTCAGTGTCACGGTAATCGCGATATTCATACAGCGCAGGCAATCTACGCAAGGGTGTGGGTGTGGCCATTACATTGACATCACCACGCATGAGTTTCAACTCGCGATCTATACAAGGCCGGCTTTCAAGCATGGTCCAGAGACTTTGATCAAGAATCTGGCTTTCACGGAATCTCTCCCAGAGATACTTGCGATGAGGTCTGGCTCTTCCGTTGAGGAACATAAAGGTGTATGGTTTTGGATTTCCAGCAAAGATCTCATCGGTACGCTGTTGAGCTTGTATGTTTTCTTGGTAATCCAGGATGTGGACTAAAAAATGATCTATTCGTGTATAAGCATAGGCCGGATCCATGTCGCCACCACCAATGATGCGCAGATTACCACCTCGAGCATGAGATTCTAAATTCATGCTCCGCAGTTGATCCATGAGGGTACGGCTTCCTTCGAATGCATTGTCAAATACCACAGTGACGTCGGGTCTTGTCAGCAACATCTCAATCATGGGTCGATATTCTACAAACAACTTGCGACCTATGACATACACACTGTTGGCCACGATGTCATGATTCTCCAGAGTCCAAAATTCGTGTGTGATCCAGGGCCGGAGATCTCTGTACACCAAGCTGAAAGTATCTACTACGAGATTACGACCGTTGAGCATGTCCACGACACTCCTCCCACCATTGGCGCATCTGTGGAAAAGTAGCCAGGAAGTCTGTACCGCGTCGCCGATCGTGCTCGGCAAAAAACCTATAGAAGTCTGCCCTATTCCTGCTTTGATCCTGTGTCAGTCCTTGCTTCATCCAGGCAATGTCACGTCGTAATCTTTGTATTTCAAAGTCTCGGAATCCATGCATGGGATCTTGATTCAATTCCATCCAGTCGGCAGTGCGTTCCAGCACGGCCGAATAACTTTCAGGCAAGGTCTGCAAACTCTGCCAGGCCGGTTGGCGCAGTACCGGAGTGTCAAACCACACACGCTGATAAGTGCTACTGTATTTTTTGCGCAGATCCAATATCCATTGCAGGAGATCTTGCAATCCCAACACTGACAGATTGTTCATAGTAACGATAAAAGTCAGACTGTTGCGCCGAGGAGCTTCGCCAAGATAGCGATGTACGTAGTCCCATAGTCGTCGGAACTGCAGACCATTCCTGATATATTGAGCTTGGCCGGGATTGCCAGAATCAATGCTGACATACTGCATGAAATGTTCGATATTGGTATCACACAATTTTTTAACATAGTCAAGATAGCGATTAAACAGCGCAGGTTCCACTGAGAAATTGCTGGTCACATTGAGATGCAAATCGGGCTTGGGCAAGGCCAGCACATAATCAAATACCCGATATGTGTTTCGATCCATGAGAGGTTCGCCGCCGGTCATGCGGAAATGTCTCAATCGAGGATACAGAGTAGGCCACCATGCCCAAAATGCCTCCACATAGGGATTGTGTTCTCTTGCAGGGATAGGGAGTCGAGATCCTGAGAAATGCTCAGGACTGTTATGAGGAGTAGCAGTAGGGTAGGATCCATGACGCTGAATTTCGTCCATCCACGATGACGAAAATTGTGGACTGCAATAACTACAGCGGAGATTACAAGCACTGTTGAAATTAACTTCAACATAACTGGGGACGACATCATCTTCGTTACCAGTAGAACCTGCGATATGATCAAAATCTATGGCAGCCCAAGATTCGCCGGAACGATAATGTCGATCGCTCATCTCACCAAGATCTTCCATGTTCCAGCAATACTGGCATTCTGCGGGACGTTGTCCTTGTAACATCATGCGTCGTTGTTGTTTCTTATGCGAAGTATTGTGCAAGGCTCCAGGATCTCTTCCAATTTCTTCAATAGATATCTGATGTAACGGTGGATGATAACATGAATTGTTCATGCCCGTGGTTAGATGCAGACTAACCTGTTTCCATTTGGCCAGACACAAACTGGGACTCACTGAGTCCAGACGTTGTTTCATCACTTCGGCGTCGCTGAGAAATTTTGATTTAAAATTCTGCGCTATTTCATTGTCTTTATTTTGCGGCATTGAATGTACTTTCCAGATCTTAGTCAGTCAGTTCGAAGAATCTTTTGGTATGTTCCAAGATCGATTCCGTGTCTTCGAACTTGACATTATCAAAGCGATTACAACAGATGCTTGTAGAATGATATGCATTGGTGATGTAAAATCCAGCATATGGTACGGAGGATTTTTTTAGTCGCAAAAAAATTCCGTAGACATTATTTTTTGATCCGTTAATTCCTGGAGGCATCTCACATTGTGTGCCAGTACTGGTTGCATTTCGTCGTACCATTGCTTTATTCGTTGATCTGGTTGAAGGGCGATGTAATCTATGCCATCACACAGTGTGTCATATCTGGCATCAGAGGGATCTTGATCATAGCCTTCGTCCCACCAGGTGTCAAAGGTCTTGAATCCCAATGATTTGAGATTTTTCAAGTAGTGAATGGGTCCTTGCACGATGAAGGGCCTGCGGTTTATGATACACCGCAATGTCTTTTCTGTGATAAAAAATGTGCGACCTGTAAAATAAGTTTCACATACGATTTCTATGAATACAGAGCGATACTGTTGGGTAAGACCAAACCCCTGCTCGTTCCATAGTATAGGATAAGTTTGCTCATCGTGTTTGATGGGCAAATGTTTAAGAAATTCATATACATGTTTACTTTTGTCCCAATGCTTGTGTACAAATTCTTCTAAACCCAGATTGTTTCGATGGAATTCAAGATTGTGGTCATAATGAAAGGTCATCACAGTCCGATCTCTGTATTTTTGATGCAGATGTGCGGCCAGTCCTAATCGCTGCCAATTACTGCGCCCTATGAATATTCCAAACAGGTGTTTGAGTGTGCTGGATACTGGTTGCGATTGTTGGATAAGATTCTTGGCCAGATTCAGTTCAACAAACTTGGTCCTGATCTCTGGATATGCACTGGACTTGATTTGATTGCTTGTGCGTATTAGAAAATGATCTTTGGGCAGATCCAACAATTCACGCACTTGGTCAATGACAGCATCAATGCCGGCTGCCACACAATCCGGTCCTTCGTGCAGTAGATCTATGATCACAGGCCCTTGTTGTGCAGCCGAGATTAGGTCAAACACAAACTGTTGCTTGTTCCATAACAAAGAGTCACTTGTAATTGCTTTAACGATCATCAACTAACCAATCCAGGCCGGGCCTGCCTCGTTCAGGAAAGTAGTCAGGGCAAGAACCACTTCTGCGGATATCGTTGGTTAAACAATGCATGCCTCCATCCCAAAAATTCCTACATCTAAAATCAAACGCATGTACATTGTACCCTTGGCGGTGCAAGAATTCAAAGGTATCATCATCGTCGCCTATGCTGAGAATGTTTTTGTCATCTACTATCAACAAGTTTACATCAAATACAGTTTCTTGATAACTGCCCACCCAGTCCTGTGCCTTGGTTTGGACATGCTGTTGGAATTCTTTGTTGGCGCCAATTTTGACATCTGGCACTTCCCATTGGTGGAAACCGCTGCCCATGTTCAAAGGTTTTTTGCGGTTGTGATGATTGATATTGTATATGTCCCATCCAGGAAATGTGGTGTCGTAAGATTTTTTGTAATCCGTGGTCATGATCAGACCTTCTCTCACTGGACAAAATACACAATCGCTGTGCCCGTCAATCATACTAACATGCACACGATACTGCTTGGCTAACTCTACCAATGGTTCTGTGACCATACCCCATACATGTTCATGATATATCCAATCAATATATAAATCACGACCAATGCGTACCATGCAAGGTGGACTCAAACAGGCCCAGGGTGTTCCTTCATTGTACTCTAACACTGTAGCACCGCTGTTTCTATAATCATCAATGGCATGTTGCCATGGGTTGCGCCGGAATTGATTCCTCAAATGATACATGGTTGATCCCAGTACCAGGGTATCATCGCGTGCGGCCACTACTGGCTTTAGTAAATTATCGTTGGTATTTAAACAGTCATCTATGCTGTGATATTCGGGCCTGCGAACAACCACTCCAAGTTCCGTCAACTTATTGTGTATCTTGGTCAAATCTTGTTTTGTCCATGCAGTGATGGTTTGGAAGGCGTCACGCACCGGGGTGGATAAATGATCATAAAACTGTTCAGGGTATACGTCCCCTAACCATACTTCTTGCAATGGAGCAAACCCACAATGGCTGTTGACCAAACTCATATCACCATCCTTCTTGTCTGCGTATCACGTCTATCTCGCGGATCATGATACCTTGGTTGTGCCAATTTGATCGATAATGATGTTTAAAGAATGCACTTTGTTTTTTATCCAACAAACTCATCGGGAGATCTAATTGACCGCTCAACGACTGTGAATAAGTGTCTGTGGCTTCATAAGGATCCACATGTCGTTCAACTTGCCAGATCTTTTCGAGGGCATCAAATGATTGTACATCTCGATAATCCCAGTCTGTGAGCATGGTCATATAGGTGCCCATCCTGGCGCCCATGATAGCCCAGATACCATGCTCAATGTCATCTCCGACATTGTGCCAAACAGTGAGATGATCAAGATTGCGTTGGTGCACCCTGTCTCGGAATTCTGTCACACTAGGTCTGGCACCCTTGTTTAGACACATTTTAACCCCTTCACGGAAGCCAGCACGCCAAGCATGCTTGGCGCTGCCGTTGGGATATGTAGAAGAGTAACAGTCATGCATGGACCAATACAAAGGATCAAAACAAAATTCAACCACGGTTTCATCTCGCCCATCAGTGTTCTCATGGGTTCGCATGCCTTTAACAAAAGTCTTGGTCCAACTACTGAGCCCGCCATTGCCATACGTAAGACCGTTGATGTGATTCCTTGCACGCCAGCGGAATACTGCACTTTGCCAATGCTCGTCTTGCAAGTCTAATGTAAGGTTAAAAAAACCTTCGTCGGGGATGTTGTCTCCGTCGATCAGTATGAATCGATCGGTGCCACTGGCTTCAGCCGCAGCTTTGTGCGCGGCGTCTGATCCTTTGACTCCGTCTACACGCTTGGCCCAAGGAACCATGTTACGTATACGCACCCAAAATTCTTCTTTCTGCGGTTCGTCATAACTGAGATAGATGCAATCAAGGTCGGCCACGTCAATTTTCATAGCGGATTTTCCATCTTTGGTTTGTTTGATCGGGCGACACTACTATGGTTATGTCTTCAGGATGACAAGGTGTACCAGATTCATTATCATGCACCAATTTGCGAGATGTGGTGCCGTTAAGTTTATGTATGCGTCCGTTTATCACCCGCACACGTAAATCGGCCAATTGATATTCTTCTGGTGTGACGTCAATCCAAGTACCTGGCAGATCTTCCATAGAATAACAGATAGGCTGCCCTTGACCGTCATGATACAGTCGCCAGAACACTGGTTTGATATCCGGCCATGCGTGAGTTTGCCAAAACTTCAAGAATTCTTGTTCATCCATATGGCCTCCATGTCTTGACATTGTAGTGTACCGCTCCCCACTGGCTCACGGTGTTGATCCTGAGATCTCCTTGATGCAACTCCCAGACAAGGCCTTGTGTCCAATCTTTGATCTTGGTAGGCAATATGCCCGGCTTCATATGCACGATGCGAGGATGTTCGGCCCAGCACTGGGTGATTTTTTCTGGACCCATGATCTGTGCTGCCATAGCATATACAAGATCGGTGTTAGGTTCGTCGTCGGCAAATTTTAGCAAGGTACGATATTGTGCCCAATTCTCAAATATGGTGCGCACCCAGGTCCAGAATTCCTGCGCCACTGGGCATCGACGCCAATACGTGATGGCATTGTAAACATCGGGCAAATGATTTTCGTCAAATACTCTACGATATTGCCGCGATACTGCCGGTTTGTCATAGATGTCTCGAGCACCAGTGCTCACAACCACATCATTTTTTTCAAACATAGACCACCAATGATCGCAAGGGCTGGCCATGAACATGTCGGCTTCGAGTTTGATGGTTTGCCTGTAAGGTGACACCCACCAGGCTTGCCAATCGTTGGCGAAACCTTGACGGTGCCCGTGAGGTAATTGATCTCGTGTGACAATGGTTATGTCAGCATCAGGGTGCCAATGGCGTATGCTCCGTGCCAGAGTATGGGCACAAGATTCATAATCTGTCTCTGTGCTGTTGATGGCCATGATCACATAGCCACGTTCACGGTTGGCTGGCAATCATTTCTCCTAAAGATCTTTTGTTCATGGCATGCAGGTCTAAATTTTTGACCACGATGTAACCAGGTTTGGATTCTCTATTGATATAATCTATCCGGAAAGAGTCTTGGTCCAAGGCCGTAATCTTGTACGCAGGATCAACATTGGCCATGCTGCCATGGAATCCAGGCCAGGTGGGTGCATGACCGTTGGCCAAGCTACAGGCTATGCTCATAGCATGATCGTTGCGATAAGGACTGCGACCTACTCCGTAGATCTCTTTATAATGGGTCCAGTTTTGTTTGACCATGTGCATGACATCAAATATTTGTCTCGTGTGCTTGGTTTTGCGGAACATCATGACCGTGGCCCAACTCATAGGCATGGCATGTTTGCCAAAAGTGTTCAGAGTCCTGTAATCATTGAGTGCAGCTACATCATAGGCTGTGCAGTAACATAAAAAATCCAAGTCACTGTGCCAGTATTGACCCAGCACATCTGACGCCACAATGTAATCAGCATCCAATACCAGAGTATGATCGTAGGGTGTTACGTCAAAGGCCAAGGGCCTGGACTTGTTATGCCAGGAAACCTTTTTCGCAACATCGGCAAAATAACGTGGATCAGATGGTTCAGGTTCGACCACGATTACCTTGTCAAATACACGATTATCAACATAGGCGTCAGTGATCAAGGTCACCGGTATATCCAGCCAGCGTTGTACCCGAGCTGCGGCCCAAGCAGCCATGCCAACGTAATCAAATGATTCGTTGTTGAATGCAAAGATCAAAGCACCACGTGTCATCGCTGGGTGTTTTGTGTTTCCAGATCGATCAACCAACCTATCATTTGTTCTTGCCAGCGTTGGTATGCCAGATCGCGTAATTCATTTACTTGTACACGCACCGGAGTTTCGTAAAGGTCTAACAGCACTACTTCGGCATCCGTGCATACATGGAGGGTGGTCAACAATTCTGGACCGGCACGCCACATGCCACCAGCATGAGCAAAAATCAGTTTTGCCTGATATTTTTCTTTAAGAACGCGACGTGCGGCCTGATGATCAAAACGGGCCCGTGCGTGTTGGAATAGTTTGTCTGTGTCCATGCAGTTATTTTACAGGAAAAAAACATAAAAGTAAAGGACCCGTGGGTCCTTTACCGATTCACCCAATCAGCGCAGATTAGGTCACTGAGGCTGCTATGGTAGGCGTGCCCCAGGATGCTGTGAGATAGGTAGTAGATGGCGGAATATATGTTACCAAAGTGGTAGGCGCGGTTCCGGTGATCGTGGTCGACGGTGATGAAGTGGCTGTGCCGCCCGAAATAGTGTCATCTGATCCTGGTCCTGATAAACCGGTATCGGCCCAGGTCGTGGTCAGCACCAATTGTGTTCCTGTACCTGCGGTCTTGGCCTGTACCTGGATAAAGTCCAAGGTATAAGGAACAGTATCCGCGAACTGCTTGTAAAGGGTTGTGTCACTTGTGGTCAAGTCGAACCATCCCACATTGGTGTTTAAGGTATTAGGTGTACCTGTGCCGCCAATCTTGGTGGTACCGGTATAACTCGTGCCGTTGATGGTGTGTGTGCCACCTTCGCCATGGCTGATGTAGATATCGCCGCACAAAGTCTCGGCTAGATCATTCCACTCGTCGTCGGCTGCTGTACCTGTGCTGGTCTTGCCAAACTGTATCCTGATCAGGCCGCCGGCATTGAAAAAATACCGCACTGCATCGGCTGATGACCAAGTGATGGTGTGGGTAAAGGTTATGGTCCATGGTGTTGATCCCGAACCTGTGCCCGTGGTCTTGCTGGTGGTGCCGCTGAAGGTTCCGAACTGCGTGCCTGCAGAAGAGGCGTTGCCAACGTTGTTATAGCAGTTGGCAAGATCTGACCCAAGATTGCTCAAGATGGTGATCACATTACCTGCCACAGGTGCTGTGCGTGAAGTCAGCGTGGTTCCTTGGTGAGCCCCGATGTTAGAGACAGTGTTTACAAGACTGGCCCATTGTGCCGCTGTGATGTTGCCAGCGGCCGATACCGTGGATAGAGCAGTCTGGCCATAACCATCTGCGCCGGCACCTGTGCTCCAAATCACGTTGACGTTGCCACCCAGGGTGGTACTTACGAATCCGTTGTAATCCGCTGCTGATATTAGGTTGCCTACAGAATATGTCATGCTTGTTTCCTTATTTGATCATCACGATGGCTTCGATGGTACCTGCATCATGATCTGATTTATCTTGCAAGGCTCGCCCAATTGTGTTGAAAGGAGTCGCTTCACCTGGCTTGGCTGCTCGGGCGATACCACCTCCGGCTGATACCAATCTGTCGCCTTTGTTGATCTGGCCTATGACTCTGACCGGCACACGTCCTGTGACTGCCACGGCTGGGTGTGTTTCGTCTGTACCAGCGCCAGCGTTCATTAGATAAGCTGCTCGAGTACTTACCACACCGAATACATTTTCACTGAGTTCCTGCTGAGAAATAGTGATTTCTTTCAAACCACCAAGCTCAACCACTGATCCTGGAGAGATTGCTGTGTCAGATTCAAAGCGTTCTGCTACGTCAGCGTACAAAGCAGTGGTTGCTGTGGCAAACACTGTGTTGAAAGGAGAGCCTGAAGTTCCTATGTTGCCAGCACCGCCTCCCTGGCCGTTTAAAATGCCTGACTGCACAGTCAGGGCCTGTGGTAGTACCACTTCACCTGTGGTACCATTGATACTGATGGCCGGTGTGTCTACTCCCCCAGCATTGACACGGATACTGAGGTTGCCGTTCTGTGTCTGGTTGCGTAGGATTACCGCCGAATTAGCTGTGATGACTTGCGCCTGGAAATCTTGATCCACGCCCACGGTCAGTCCAGTGTCATTGAGTATGCCCAGCGTACCCGATGTAGTGTCGTTGCTGGTCGAGCTCAAGAAACCTGTGCTATCAATGCCGTCAAGCAGTTGTGCATCTGTAGATGTGCCACGGAACAGCGCAGAACTTACCGTGCTGGAAAGTTGTATACCAGGACCGATTGTGGCAAATCCAGTGATGGCCACCTGCGGAGTAAAGGTAGCATCTTTAGACACAATGGCCACTATGGTGTTGTTCACGTACAATTGGACCACCACGTGATCCACTGACGTGTTGTCAGTGACCGTGACGACGATGGCACCCGAAGTGCCCTGACCGGACGTGGATGCTGGACCTACCAGGATAAATGTGCTACCATTGTAGACTTTTAACTGACCGTTGACTGTGTCAAACCAAAGATCGCCAGCCACGTTGCTGGTTGGTGCTGTGGCACTGGCAGTCGAGGCTGAAATCACCTTGAAAGTCGTACCATTATACACCTTCATGGTGCTGGTGCTTTTGTCCCACCAGAGCTGACCTGTCAACGGAGCTCCTGGTGCCGAAGTGTTGGCTCCGCTTTCCAACAAGTGTATGAAGTTTTCGTCGAGGAATTCTCCATAGCCTGCGTAATTCTTACCAACCAGCGTCATACTGGAACTGGTGTTGATGGTACCGTCTGCTATGGTAGCAAATATGGTACCGTCTGTTAAGTTAATGGTATATGCCATGTGTCGTTACTCCGTCCTGTCAGTATTTATAGGCGTATTTTCTACCCATATTTATGTTGCACTCAGATTTGTTAGGGTCTGTATACGCACAGTATAATCAATCTGTATCTGGCGATTCAAACTCTTCTGCACTGGGTGGAAAATCACATGGGTCAGCAGTAAAAGATCATCTGCTGATCCTTCCCATGCTTTGAGACCCAGTTCGTCAAAAACAAACTCCCCATTGAAGTTGGTACTATTGTCAAAAGCCTGCTGTCCGGCAGGCTCGCCGTAGTCCAACAAACAACTTACTAAAACATCAGTGTAAACCTGTCCTGATGTGTGTAACACGGTCATGTTATTCTGCGTAGGATCAGTGTTGGCTGCTGAGTTAGCATCAACTACTTTGGCATAGGTCTGATTGTATAAATCGGCATTTTGTCCCGTGGTATTAGGGGGCAAATAAGTGATCACTCCAGTGGGATCCACTGAGCTGCCGCCGTTGCCAAAGGCCATCTCGTAGATGTACCCGATGTTCTTGTTTGCTATGCTCTGTGCCAGAGCCACGCTCATGTTTTCGTAGTGGATGGCGTTCTTTTTTTCTACGAAAATTTCTTGGCTGTTAGGATCAAAAATCTTGATCCGACCTTCGATCAACCATGGAGATAACTGGATCATCCTCTCTTCTCCAAAATAACTTTTTGTGTTTGTGGATCCGTGATTTTCACGAATTCATCTATGTTCAATCCACTGTGTTCATTAGGGCGCTGAGGCATGACCGGTTTCTGTGTTTGGCTCAGGGTTTGTTGTTTATTATCGTCCATGACTTATTTACCTGCGTTATTCGCCCCGGATGAACCTCGCAGCCAGGGTATCCGTGACCTGCAGTGGTTGTCCATTGCTGGGTGTACCGTTTCCGGGTTGATACCAACTCTGGGCTATGGTTGTGGGCATGTCGTAGTTGCTAAGATCGTACCCACCTATGCCAAATCCGGGATATGTTTGATTCTGATACTGTGCAGGTAAGAGGTTGCCCAAACCAATATCATATACCCAGGCTCCGGGTGCATGCTCTGACGCACCAGTGCCAGCGGTACCACGGCGCAGACCAAACACTGCTCCCGCAATGGTGAACGACACACGCACAGTGTAACCTATGGGTGGGACTGTAAGGAATTGTACTGCTATCCAATCGTCGTTGTTCAACACCACATAGGGCGCGGAAACTTCGACGCCGCCGGGTGTGACCAATACGGCTGTCAAGATACCTTGTCCAAGCAGGGTATAGTTGGCTCCGCCCAAGGTATAGATCGATGCTCCTGTGCTGATCTCTTCTAAGGCAGCGGTTTCACGGAAGCGATAAGTGATTCGCTCACCGTCTATAGTGATCTGTCCAAATATGCCATCCGGTAGATTGGGTTGACTCAGATGACTGACCTGTTCTACATAGACCACATCTGATGTGCTCATGACCTGTGCCACGGTCTTGGTCGTGGTCTCTGGGGTTATGCGATAAACCAACTGTTCTCCACGCATGTCTTGGAATATGCGGAAAGCTTCAGCATCAGGTGTGATGCTCTGTGTGAAGTTTGTAATGGCCACCACGGATGCTGGGTTGATCGGTGGTCCGGATATGACCACGGCTGTGCCATCCACGTACCAATCTTGATAGGGGAATAGATATTCGTTGTCAATGGTAATCAGGAGTCTGTTTGGATTGTCAATGACTCGTCCGGTATCAAACACATTGGTCAGTATTATGGTTCCTGTTCCTTCATCAAATGTGGAATCCACAAACGGTGTGCCTTGATCATAGCGTGTGGTATCATAGCCAACGTTGATCTGTGAGCCCTGTGTAGTAGGGCCTACAAAGACTTGGGTTAGGATATTTTGCTGGCTGGTATCGTTGAAAGTAGTGAATGTCACTACATCTCCCAACAGCGGCAAGAGACTGGCCGTGGGTTTATAGATTAGTGTAGATCCATCAAGATAGTAATCTGCGGCATGATCCACAGAGATCAGAAGTTGAGCGCCAGGCTCAGGATCAAAACTCAAGGTGATAGTACGGTCTGAACTGCCATCATATGGATCTAACACAAACTGCACACCATAGGTCAAAGGAGTGTTGTCGATCCAGGCGTAAACTTCGTTGTTACCTATGAGTCCTTGATCGTATCCACCTCGATTGGGCAAGAAATATGTTCGGCTACTGCCATCCACGGTCCACTGAATGCCTTCGGGTGGTCTGGCTCTACGCCCGTTGATTTCAACCACGAGATTGGCAGGGTTGGTACCTTGCACACTGTTGTCCAAGGTCCAGGTCAGTGTGCTGCCGTCGGCGATTTCAGCCTGTATGACCGGAGAACTCCAATCGTGTGTATATGAATCTTCTTCCAGGCCCATGGCTGCTATGGTCAGCAATTGTGTGTCGTTGTAAGTATTGTTCAGGGTCAGCAAGGTCTGTGTAGTAGAGTATTGGCTGAATGTATAAGCAGTAGTTGGTTCTCCATTGACATAGATAGCAAATCTATCAATCTGCGCATATGGATACTCCACTATGACGCCATCGTTGACTTGATCTCCAATGATGCTGTTTTTCCAAACCTGATTGCCGCCACCCAGGCCATACACATTGATCTGCAGGCTTTCGCCATCCACGATGCCACCCAATATGGTCACTGTGCGTGTCGGCCAATTTACAATAAATTGAACGTCTCTTATGAGTCGTAGACCCCAGGTAGCGTTGTAGATTTCAATGACTGTGGGATAATCTACCAGGTTGGCCCAACTGTACACAGGGCTGGTACTGTCATAAGTGTAGCCCAGCACACGCAAGGGGAATCCATGACCGTCCATCTGCCAGTCTGCACCCGGTGTGGTAAACACACGCAGATCCAGGGTATCAAATATTATGCCAGGAACCAACTCTTCCGGTGCATGGCTTTCATAGGTATCTACGAAAGCGCCGCCGTCAACATTGATATCCGTGTCGGCTGTGCCCGTGGGTATTGGGCCTGTGGCCGGCGTTCCAAAGTAACTTTCATAGATAGCATCCAGGATCGCTGGATCGTATGTAGGGCGCCCCTCAGGACCATAACTGATGTTGTCATAAGGATTGATGTCATAATTGCCCACATCAAATCCGGTGTTCTGATTGAAATCTGGCGCATCTACCTGAACTCCTGGATAGTCTATGCCAGTCATCAACAGCGCAAGATCCAGACCAGGCTCGTTGGGGCCAGGAGTGTAGTAACCTTGGGTGCGATCAACGCCATTGAGATCCCCTGCTGGTACCAGAGTCCATTGTTGCGGATCAAAAGTTGGGCCCACCACGGCAGTGCTGTCGGTGCTGGAAGCCGACCAAACTTTATCTGCGTATCGTACCAAGGTACCATCCTCGTACTGCACATTTGGTTCCCAGTTAACTACCTGGCTTGTGTACTCATATCGATCAAACTTGATGGTAGTAGTAAAAGATCGCACCAGTGTGTAATAGATCTCAGTGGGGTCTGTAGGATCCCCAGCACTGAAGTCACGTCCGATACCGGTTCCTGTCATCACAGGCACAGCCACAGCACCCTGACCGTTGCCGCCTTCCAAGGTCACAGCAGGTGTTACGATATAGCCACTGCCGGGCACAACGATTTCGATCTGCCCTACTTGACCACCGCCCAACAGACGTGCCACAGCCAATGTACGGGTACCCGCATAGGCCAGTGTGGTTGTACCGTTGACCCTGCTGCCACTGGTAAATCTTGGTTCGCTTTGGCCCGAAACCCCGGCCACTGTAACGGTATACAGATTGTTGTTGAAGAACAACTGCTGGCCTTGAGCGTAGGCTGTGTTTTTCTGCCATTCTGTTCCCACTATCACTGTGGGAGGCACGGTGTATCCTGTGCCACCATCGACCGTGGTTATAGACTGTACTGCCAGGGTGTAATTGTTGAACCATTGATCCCAGGGGAACGTTGTCCAGACTGGATCTGTGCTTGGCACGCTGGATGTTGTGCTGAGAGGCTCTAATGGATCATCATCTAACACCGGTGATATAAACATGGATTCAGCGGTGTCATAATAAGCCGGTAGATCAAAGTCAGTCAGGCTGCCTTGATATGCATCATTGCCTCGATATATGAGATTGAACTCGCGTATTTGCACGTGATATGGTTTGACCTCTTGGATGTAATCTAGCACAAAGTCTTGATTGTCTCGGCGATATATTTGATATGGTTCAAGGTCTCGAATCACATGGTCTACGTCAATCAATGACGTCTTGGTCAACCAAAGTGGTGCCACTTGTTCTTGCAAGATAAAGTTGAACATCAACACTAACAGACGATTTCGCTCGATGCCAAGATCATCTATGAAAATTTCTTCATTGAGACTGCGGATGATGTTGCGGGTTTCAATCACGGGTTCTTGGTCAAAATATTGTGCATCAAATACTTCGACGTCAAAACCAAAACGTCCAATGCTGTAATCCCAGATCTCTGCTTTTATTTCTATGGTACCGTCTTGTAACCCTACCCGAGTCCAGGTCGTGTTTTCCAGGAGATATATCTCCCATTTGTTGCCGCCGTTTGTAGTGACCTTGGCAGCACTGCCTGGTGGCAGATCCAACTGTGCCAGATCATTGAAATTGGCCACTTCTGCGCTGATCAGCTGGCGAGAATTATATCCTGGCAAATACCAATCAATGTAGTTCCAATATAGATTGGTGTCATAGGTTTGTACCCGGACCAACAACAATTCTTTGCTGCCAAACGATGCGCCAGATACCACTTCATAGATAGTCCATAGGCCACTGTTGGTGCTGTCTGTGACCACCAGATACTTGTAGCCAATGGGCACGATTTCTAAATCTTGATAGGTAAGTTCGGCATAATCTGCCACTCGTTTGTTCCACTGACCACTGCTGACCGTGGGTTCGGGTTCTTGGCTTTGCAACAACGGGAATGTGCGTATCTCGCTGATAGGATACAAGGACATCACTCTGTTGGCTCTTGTTAAGTAGTTTTCCAAGGCCAAGAATCTGTTGGCATACATGCTCTGACGAGGCCTGAACTGTACACCATACAACTCGCTCACTGGCAAGAAAGGATCCGGAACCTTGTGTCCTTCGATGTCGGCACCACAGAAGCTGTCAAGGAACTTGCGATACAATAGGTCTGTGAGGAATCCGTCACGTCGATCTTGCGCAATAAGTTGGTATTCTACATACACTGGGGCATCGTTGGCTGTTTCATCAAATTCCACATGCAAAACTGTGTCTTGTGCTACGATGTATGGAAGGCCGTTGTATATGGCCACAGTGCTGGCATTGATAGGCGCGATATAAGCTATGCCCGAAGTCTTAGGATCCTGGATATAACGGGCCACTGTTTCAATGCTGAGTGTTTTACGAGCCTTGCGATTGACTTCACGTATGCCGCTGACCCAGAAATAATACTGTGTACCAAATAAGCCTGCTTCGTTGATACTACTCAAAACAACATAGTTGTTGGTACTGCGCACTTGCCCAGGACCAGCATACTGTGCCGGAGGCACATCGCTGACCACCCATTGATAAACTTCTATAGTCGATCCTGGGAACAATTGAGCCCAGCGCCGGCTGGCATAAACGATATCATTCTGATTGGGATCGATGAATCGTGCATTTGTGGTATCCCACCAAATCTTGCCTACATAGCTTTCGCCCCAGCGCTCGCCATAGTTGTTCAGTGTACCCACATTGTACGCCGCAGGATCAACGCTACCTGTGTAGTCAATGTTTTGCTGTGCGGCTCCGAGTATCTTGCCCTGTAAAGGATCAATAAAATCAAAATACTGCCTCGAGGCTCCGCTGAATCTATCATACATGAACACGCTGTTTAATCGTGTGATATCAACCACGGGATTTTGGGTTCGTTTGGCCTGCCAGGCCGGTAGTCTCGCTATGTTAGCAAACTGTTGCACCTGTCCATAATTGGCTTCGGTAGAATCACCAAGATCTTCTCCTGGAGCACCAACCAATAATATGCCTGTGGTGTAATCTACTGCTGTGCCAAATCTTTCTAACGCAGTGATATCTGAACTGTAAATCTGTTGGCCGAACACAAACTGACCTTGATTGGTTGCCGAAGCTGATGCCGCTGGCAAGAAGTCAAATATGTAGACCGCTCCGCTTTGTGTCACGGTGTTGCTGAAAACACAGGTGTTGGCATCAAACACAGTGGTATTGTCATCAAAGGTTGCAAAACCTATGGTGCTGGCATCAGGCGCTCCTACCACAAGATTGGTGGCGGTTTCAGAAACAAACAAAGACTGTCCAAAATGTGCATAATCTTGCAACAACGGTGCGGTGATAGTTTGCACATCGATATAGGTCGTCAACCCAAGATCCTGGAACACGGTTCCGGTGCCAGGCCCAACTCTCAATCTGTTAAATGTGAGGGTGGCATTGGCATTTTTTACAGAGATCGTGATGCGGCCACCGATCACATTGATCTTGGTGTCATAGGCCGGTGTGAGATTGAATGTAATGGTCTGAGTGTCGTTGTTATAGGTGTAGTTTGTGTTCAATGTTTGCAATACATTGTCCAAATATACCAATGGCGTGTAGCTATCGGCAGCGCTGTAAAGATCACCAATATTGAATTGTTGAGTGCGTCCGTTACTGATGAATTCTCTATTTTCCCCCACAGAAACTGTTACATTGGCCACGGCTGCATCCACGATGTCTTGGGCCAGCACAGTGGACCAGTTCACTGGTTTCCAGTATACTGTGTCAGTTATGGCAGTTCCCACGGGTACTGTAACACGCGATTGATAGAGATCGCTGCCAATGGAAACTATGATATCTTTGGCATAGGCCAATCCACTGTTCCAGGCGGCAGGAGATGACACTTCTACAAAGATATTGTTTACAGACAGGTACTGTCCGGGTGTAAGCACGCAATTGCTTATGCTCGAAGTCAAGGTACCATATACACGACCTTGATTGATCTTGTAATCCACATGGCCATGTTCTGGTATATCTTCGCCATAGTATGGTGCGCCAATGTAGAGACTGCAATCGTTGACGCACTGGTCCACAGCATAACCATATTGATCGGCCGCCGCGGCTGCTGGATCCACGAGAGTCTGTTCTAAAGTGAATTGATTGGTTTCTACTGTGAGCACGTCTCCCACGGCAGGTGCTGTAACCATGGTGATTGTGTTGCCTGAAATAGAATATTGTCCACCCACGTTGTTTGCTTCGTCGACAAGCAATACGCTGTTGAGGAACACGTTGATTGGTTCCCCAGGATTAGACAGGCTCTGAACTGTAGTAAACGTGGTATTGGTGCTGGTCTGTTGCACAAAGTTTTGTGTTGACCGGTCAAACACATAAACCAATCCTTGATTGTTGGTTGCTCCAGGCGCGCCCACGATGAGTTTTCGACCATCGGTGGAAGTGCTTACCGAATAACCAAATCTCGCATCGGCAGATAAGCCAGCCACTGAGATCGAAGATACCTGTTTCCAATGTGTTTGACAAACCACATTGATAACTGCACCGTTGGTTGGGGCCTGGGTGAATACCAGATCTATACTGCTATCAGCACCAAAGGTATAATCGTAGTGAGGACGTTGGATCACATCGTTGATGTAAACCGAGAACGATTCTATGCTTGTTGCAAGGTATAAATTGTCCAACGAGTAAGTGGTAGTAGATCCGTCGCCTATGAAAAGCTCGCCCACTCGACGACTGATGACCAGGGTCTGTCCTTGTGTGGGCGTTGCCAACAGATTAACGTTGGTGCCAGACACTGTGAAATCCACTCCCAAAGTTAGATTCACGTTGTTGAGATTCACTGCTAACTGTGTGCCATTGTTTACTACCACATGATCGCTGTAATTAAATTGTGATGTGCTACCGTCGCAAACATAACGAACGCTTTGCAATTGTATATCTTGCCGGCCGTAACAATACACGCGATTGATTCCAGGGCAGCCTACATACAACCAATACTCGTCTCGAGCCATGGTCACACTTTGACCAAACAATGCTCCAGGGGCTGTTTCACCGTCTGGCAACAACAATATCTGTGATTGTAAGAAGGCATTAGTGGCCACAGGATTGTATATCACATAGGCATAACCACGATCACCAAGACTGCGTGGTGCTCCGACTACGGCATAGGTTTGATCGCCCATGTCCATGCTGCGACCAAAATCTTTTAATCCCTCGGTCAATGGCTCGATTAGGATACCTTGCTCATAGGCGTTGGTTGCCGCGGTCTTGACATAGGTGTAGACTGCACCAGTGGCCAACAAGGTGCTGTCATCCACGGCCTGTAGATATCCAGGGGCTCCCACCATGGCAGCAAGATTATTGAATCCTTGAGTCACGCTGGCACCAAATTGACTACTGCTTTCAGGTTGCGCGATAGGCAACACATCACTGTATGTGAATGGATCGGTTTTTTCCAACACTGTCCAACGGCCGAAACCGTTGTCATCTACCCAGACCTTGGCACCGGATCGGAGCACATTAACATAACTTAGAGTGCTGACATCTGATGCTTGAGCGACACGGGAAGTGGCCAAGGTAAATGCCACACCTTCTCCTATGATCTGTGTCTGGGTGCCCAAAAAAGCCAAGCCAATCAGCAAGGTGTCGAGACTGGGCACACCTAAAACTCGATATGTGCCATCAACCACAGGATCAAAATATCTGATCACGATGTAATCATTGACCTTTAAGCCATGTTGCGCAGTCATGGTTACCAAGGATCTGCCATTTAAATTATCGCTGACCTGCACTACATCGCCAGGAACTTCCTGCAAACGATAGACTCCCCAGTCGTAGCGATTTTTCTTGGCCGTCCATATGGTATCACCTTCTGAAAGCTCATCGATCTGTTGATCCAGTGCCAATGAAGTGGCAGCAAAATCTTCAAGATCAAACACAGTAAAATCTACATCTTCAAGATCAACATATCCTGCCGATGGAAGACTTGCATCTGTCTCTGGTTCCAACGTGGTTGGCATGATATTGGTAGTAGTGAATTTTTCGCTGGATTTCCACAAATCCTGTAGCAACACAGCCTGATCAGCTTCACTGATCTGCTGTGTTTGTACGATTTCTACCAGGCTGGGATCGGCACGCAATCTTGCTTCATTGAGCAAGATTTCAAAGTAATTGCGATTGGCAGTGGCACCATAACTGCTACGCAACATGGCCCAGTATTCATAGATATTGTATTCTGCTGTTTCTTTGCCAAGATCTGCACGGTTGAATTGTTCCAGCGCACCAATGGTGCCTTTGGTTCCCAGGAACTGTTGATACAACTGTACCTGGCTGACATCGTCCAGGTTTAAATCCGACATGTACTGTCGCGGACGGAATCCAATTAAACCATAGCTAAAGAGATCTACATCGGTTTCGAGATTGGCCTGGCTGACATCGTAGGCAGTGGCCAATTGATCGCTGGCATTGGCTGCATTGGGCAACAGCCCTTTCTGTATGAGATCGTAATCGGCCCGGATCCAGATGCTGTAGTCAAACTTGGCCGCGGGCTCGATGATACGGCTTGCCGTCCAATAATCGTTCTTAAACAGCACTATCTCGCCCTTGGTATACTGCCGATTTGGTTGCCATTCTATGATGTTGTCAAGATTCAGCACGAATCCTGGTGCATTCACTGTGCCATTCCAGTCGCCGCTGATGATACCCGACGCTTGCACGCGGCTCTGCCGCGCCCCAGTCACAGGTGAGTAAATTAAATCAGCAAATATGCTGACATTGTCCAAGACCACTGTGCTTTCAAACTGTGTGAGTCTGGTGCTTAGGAAGTTGATCGTATTTTCGTTCAGCGTGGTCACGCTGAAGGTATTGTCCATGCGCTCTATGACCATCTGTTCCGATTTGATCGGGACACGGTTCTGATTGAGGATAAGATTTTCTGGTCGAGGTTCGGCCATGCTGTCTACTACGTAGCCAGGAGTATCAAGAGTGGCCTTGATAGCCGATGGATTGAGGTTGATGATAGATCCTGGGGCCCAGCCTTGACCGCTCCAATAAAGGAATTCCTCGGCCATTTGGTACCAATCCATGGTGTAGCCGTTTTCGCGTGTGGCGAATGTGAAGCCATTCAGCGTGAGATAACGACCATAGCTCAGTAAGAAATCACAAACAGCATTGACATTGGTAAAGGTATAGCCATAGGGCACTTGCGCTGTATTATCACTATAGTCTACAGACACTCTGGCAGTGACATCGCCTGCTGTGATCAAGCGTAGATTGCCATTGGGCAGGCTGGCATAGACAGTGAAATAGGGTTTGATCTGATTGTAACCAAACACCTGCCATCCTGTGTCACTGCGCTGGATGATCACGGAACTGTAGGTTATTTCGCGTGAGGTTTGATTTTTATACAACAGAACAGTATAACTTTCATCCGGCAGCAAGAGGCTGGCATTGAGACTGTTGGGTGTGCTACGCTCTGTGAATATCTTGAGATATCGCTTGTCACTGAAACCGCCCAGTCTCCAACACAATCTCACTCCAAGGTTAGACAGATCGATTTCAAGTTTTTTAGTACCGTTGGTACCCAACTGCCGATTGTAGTCGATGATCCAGTTGATATAACTTGCTTTGCTGGTGCCGTCACCATACAGTGGTGCCAAGCGTGTAGCATCTAATCGATAGCGATTATTATAGAGATACTGATCCAACTCGCTGTTGAATGTATACAGATCTCTGTCGGCGAACAGGCTGAAAAATTTGGCTGGTTGTGTCAGCGCCAGCAATCGCATTACAGCAAACGGCCATGCGCTGGAGGTGCGCCAGGTATTTTCTACAGGGCCATCATCGCCAAACGCCCAGGATCTGCGGAAACTGGTGGCATCATAGTTGCTGACCACGCTGTCTAATGGTGATACCAAGGCTCCCTCAGAGCCCGCCGGAATCACTGCCGACAGATCCGGACGTGCGTAGCGAGGTTTGTAATAAGGTTGCACGGGATCTCTAACCAGGCCCTGCGCCAGGTCATCCCACAGAACCAAGTTGCCATCGGTATAAGGAGCCGGTCCATAGTATGATTCCCACCAATAGGGTTGTTGGCTGAATCCCAGCAGCTCCCAAGGTCTGGTATTGGGATATATTGTGTCATAAAAATAGTTGTAGATCCCGCGCCAAGCGCCCAGCAAAGGCTGCCGATTGAGTTTGTTTTGGCTCTGTGAATAATTGTAGGTAAACGGATCATCGCCAAGATAAGTCTGGCTTGGATAATCCAACTTGTTCCAACCTACCCATGCCAAGAAGTCAGGTGCCAGGATGCTGTTGATCTCTGACAGAGAATAATCTGTGGTGCGGAACTGCCCAGGAATAACGTCTACCAGAGACAGCGGAATCTCTGTAACGATCTTGACGTTGTTAAAGATGCGTGTTTCAAATTCCAATAACACCTGATCTCGATAGTCACCAAACGCAACGGTAACGGAACCATCATGCCCACGGATGACCATGGTCGGCGTGACAAAAGTTTCATCCAGGTACATCTCAGGTCTATACACCGGGTACAGTCCCATCTTGGATGGTGTGTTGGGCACAAAGCTACCATAGGTGGTAGTATACTCGCGGATCTTGATGACGTCACCTACTTGCAAAGGAATCAACACCGTGAGAGTTGGTGTGTCCACTCCCACGGTATATTCCGCGCCACGTTGTAGTATGGTGCCGTTGTAGTAAACCGATAGTCCTCGATAGTTGCTGTCGGTAAAATTAAAAGTTTCAGTGAGATCAAACACATTGTCACTGATGTCGGTGAAATCGTATATCAGTTCAGTATAGGTTTGACCCCAGGGCAACATGTCCGACCAATAGAAAGGACTAACGCTGTCTCTTCCGGTGGCTATTTCTGATATTACCGAATCCAAGACCTGTGTGGGTGTGCTGTTGACATAATTGCCTCGGCTGGCAGCATCCAATAATCTTGCCTTGTATTTTTCATATTCCCGGCTGTTGAATTCTATAGCCGAGATCACTTCAAACTGACGCTGTCTCAAGAATGGCCCTAGCAAAGGCATAGGGCTGGCATGTTGCACGATGTTTTCGCCGTAGCGCGAGATATCGCCAAGGTCGCGTGTGTTGTTGGAACCATCGATAGCGCCGCTGATGTTTTTGAGGTTTTGTCCAACGGTCTGGTAATGTGATCTAATGGTACCCAGGGTAAATTGATCACTGTTTTCATTCAGCGGGTTGTTGCTAAGATTTATTGGAACCTGGTAAAATCCTATGTCGCTGGCTACATCGCTCAAGACCTGTACTTCGATAACGGTACCAATGGCCGGAGGATTGATCAAGGTCACAGTGGTTTGGCTACCAGAAACAGTAACGACATAATCCTGCGGATTCAAGAATGATGCTTGCTGGAATACTTTGACCGACGGAAACACGCTGTCAGTGTCTGCTGGCACATCTAAAATCAAAGGCTCATTGTTGTAAACAAATCTAAACTGCTGTCTGCTTCGTGCTGTTCCTGCAGCCGATTCCCAACCAATAAGACTGGTAAATGACACACGATCTATGTACTGCCGTGCAAATCCAAGACTGATGTTGACTTCTTTGCTGACCGAATCGGTGACATACAAAAAGGTGTCTTTGTAGAAGTTGTTTTCAAACAGTATGTCGCCAACGTTATTGATGTTCAAGAATTTGAGACTGAACCCTAAGATCTGATCAACGATATCAGTTTCGCCAATGGCATAACTGAAAAGTTTAGTTCCAGCAAAGGTTGTGCTGGGATAGGTAGCAGTGTTGCTGAGGCTGATACCATTGTTATCAAATACATCAAACAGCGGGGCCTGGTTCACGCTGATTTTTTGTTGTGCTGAAATCCAATCTGATCCATTAAACCAAAAACTTTTGCCTTGCAGGGTATTGCCAGACAAGCACACCACGGTCTGGCCTTCCCGAGCCAGACCATTGAGCACAGGCTCAAGGTCGATGATAAAGGTTCCTGACAAGTTTGGATCAATGAATTGAACTTCATAGATCTGATTGCGCACAGCTGGGTCAGAATCATTGGCAAAAATTACGCGGGTACCATTGATGAAATTATATCCGTCTAAACTGTATCCAGTTTGACCATTGATGTTGCTAAAGGCATCAGTTGCGTTGAGATCGATGATGTCAATCGGGGTCTTGCCCTGCGTTCCAAAATTAAAAAGATCAATGTTGGCCCGGAACTCCAAGATGGGACGCTTGCCTTGTTGGCCCTGATTCAACACAGCTATCTGATTATTATAGGCTGCGGTATCCTCGATAACTTGTTTGTGGAACCATCGATTGCTACGGCTCCAGGGATTAAGGTCTCGACTACTGCGATTGATAGTGATATAATCTTGTATTTCAGGGGCATTTAAGGCAGCGTCATAGGGACCGTCATCATAAGGCAAGCTGTCAAACGGTATGGTCGCGCTCTTGGTATAGGTCTCCGGGGTTACTAAGCTGTCAGTGGGAACTAATCTAATACCGTTGCCCAACAGCGCACCAGGCACACCTTGCAAAGGCAAAGGAGCCCCAGCAGGGCCGCCAGCACCTTGGTTATCCAGGCTCTCCTGTATAGTTTCATAGATGAACTGATGGAAAGTGTCTACATGCTGTGCACCGGTCATTTTTTGTCCTTGATGCACATGGAATGGCCCAAAATAAGCTTCACCATCAATAAATCCCACACGAGTATCAATGCCTGGGCCGGTACCAACTCCTTCTACATAATAACTGTTATTTTGATATGATTCAGGAATCACAGTGCCGCGGAACTGAACTTTTAAACCATTGGTAAATTTTACTCCGTTGGGAGATGTGTAGTCTTTGGCTCCGAGGATGTCGCTGATATCCAAGGGATTGTTAAGAGTTTGATCAACCAATTTGATCTGGCCAAACATGGCTGGATCGTCAGCATCTTGATACCACAGTTCGTCCAGAGCCGCAGTCAATAATGGAATACGTTCAAAATAACCCGAAGCATCTTTGTACCAGGATGTGTTGGCATAGGTGGTACCAAACAATATGTTGAATTTGTTTAGATTGGGTACCGGTGCCAAGTTGGCCAGACGCATGTAAAACTCGCCATCGTTGTCAGGGATGTACTGTATCTGCCAGATGCTGTAACGCTGGCTCTGCAAGGTGATGTCAGTGGTTTGGTCAAAGGTTGTTGTGTCATAACTGCCCACCAAGCCATTGTTGCTGGGCACACGTTCCAAAGGATCAAACTGCGTGGTTACCTGCCAGCCACCGTCGGTGGGGTCCACTATGCGATTCAAGAAAACCACGGTACGGTTTTCAAGATTGGTTATGCCATCGATGCCATCTGGATGTCGATTCAAAAACTCATTGACATAAACATTGTTGATCTCATTGAACTTCAGCGTGGTCACAAGGTCTACAGGCCCGACTTCGGTCAAGCCATAGTAAAAACTCTGTGCAGTTTTATCAGGCACATTGAATTCTATAACTCCAAGATCAATCCCATTGTCTATCACACCTAACACATCGCGGCTGGATATGTTTGTGGTACCTGGCATGAGTCCATCGGCACCGGGTGCAGCCTGGATCCAGAAATTGTGACTTAACTGATTGATACGAAATTTGTAGTTGCCGCCCCGCACCAGGGTCAGTATAGGATTCTTGCCAGCCACATCACTGAAAGTGTAGGCACTGTCTACTGCATCGCGTGAGACTTCCCACTCATCGGTCAACGGAAAGAATGCAGTGCTGACATCTACACTGTCCGGACCACCAGGCAACCAATAATACTGGCTGTAATTAACGAATTTGTCGAGATCTACAAATGGATCCCAGGTATAATACTGTTCCTGGAACAGTCTGTCTTGTCGTGAGACATTGGCGCCCTGTATCTTTAGGCTGTCTACCATGCCCGGATATGTCAAGGCATCAATGACCTTGGTTGTGTCGGGCTGGAAACTGACAATGCCAGGTTCTAATTGATAATCTTGCCTATCGGCTGTGGTTTCAACAACGTAATTGTCAGCGGCATTGACGCCAGGGCCAACTCTACGACCGACAAACCCTTGAGTGCGCTTGACACTGGGCTCAGCTGTGAGTTGATCCAGTGTTGCTGCCAAGAACTGTTTGTTTGTTCCGGTCTGGAAAATCTCTGGCAGTAAATCTACGGTGCGTCGGATGGCCATTAGTAGCCACCTCCACCACCGCCGGAACTACCACCACTGCCGGAACTACCACCACCGCCGGATGACGACGAGTTGGTCGTCGATGTGCTGGTAGTGGATATACTCGACAGCGGAGAAGTCTGGCTCACGGCACTGGGATAAAGTCCTGTGACCGAGGTCTGCGTGCGCAGGTTACTCTGTGTCAACGCTTCAATCACTTCAACATCGGCCACAGTAGCTGCATTGACGAAAATTTCATTGGGCGCTGATCGGATTTCATATAGGTCACCGAAGGTCTTCAAAGGATTCAGCGGCACCAAGACGACAGAACTTATGATTGATCCCATTTGCTCGTGCAGATAAGCTGCTAGTTCTGAGAAAAAGAAATAATCACCAAAATCCCATTTGTCAATGGCAAAATAATTGTTGATGTTGGCCACTACCTGGCTCTTGATTTCGCTCACTGATGCTGTGATCTTGGGTGCTCGCACAACTTTGATAATGGCCCGCAGTTCGGGTGCTGCCTTGGCTCCAAACAGAGGCTTGAAAATCACCGAGTTCAAGATCACGTTGTCTGAAATCATCTTGTAATCATTGAGTTGGCTATAGGCCGTATTCAGTTCATCGATGGTGGGGATAGCAGGCTCAGGCACCGTGCCCGTAGTATCCCGGATGTAATTTTGATATTGTGTGTAGTATTCTTGTGTAACCACGTATAGATCAATGATATTGGTAGCGCCAGGATTGATCACATTGGTCAACGGACTATTGTGTCTGTATTGGAAATACAGGCTTTGCCGGCCTGTGCGTGCTACAAAATCGGTACGCTCGATCAATTCTCTGTCGGCTACACCATTGATGATATCAATCTCTAATTCATAGAATTTGTTGTAGCTGGGCTCGGCTGTATCCGTAGTAGTACAGTAGAAAATCTGGCCATCTTCGTATTCTGACTTGACCAATTCTATATCATCCTTGGTGGCATATAGGGTGTTGACCACCCCTGCCTGCACAGGTAGATAACGCTCGAGATCGTCAAAGTCCGTGGTTAACTGCAAGAATACCAACTTGGTAGTTGGATCCACCGACGGTGCTACGAGAGTGTCAAAAAAATCAGGATTGTCAGCGACGCCATCATTGTCGCTGTCGGTGTAACTTACTACCACTTGATAATCGTTGACGTAGCCATCGCTCTCAACTGGCTGATCTATGATTTCCATGTTGATATCGCCAAACAAAGGTTCGTTGGTATCAGGACGATTGTTAGTCTTCAAGGCCTTGACAAAGTCTTTGATTGATGTGCCGGTCTTGCTGTCGTACACTGGCTCTGTGCCGTCAAATACGAATCTTACTTCAACCACACTGGCCCAATAATAGTTCAGTCCACGTGATGTCACGGTGTAGGTTACCCCATCGGTCACAAACTGCAACAGCCAGGATGCATCAAGATTGGTACCCGATGTGTTCTGTGCGTATTGTAAACTAAATGTGCTGTCTTGTGCGAGATTGGCGCTGGTAATGATATACCATGTGGCTGTTTCATTGTTGTATCCAAGACCAAAGTTACGAGCCAGTTCGATCTGTTCGATCATGCTGGTCTCTAAACTGGTCGGAAGATCGGTCACAAACTTTGGTATGACTTGGCTACCCAAGGCTCCAGCCGGTACAAATGTGTTCAGCGTGACTGGACCTTCGCCTGTGGCCAGGTTACCAGTGCCTTGATTAGTTCCGTCCAAGATCACAGCAGTGACCGTGGCCCAGATCTCTAATTTTTCGTCGGCACGCACAGGAATGCCTGCAACCAATCTGTTGTTGGCATCAAAATAGTAACCAGTGGGCGGCACGAATTTGATCAGACTGCCTTGCGTGATATACTTGGCATTGTTGCTGGCATAGGATCCGATGGAGGCTGGGCTGTTAGGAGTACCATAATAGAAATACCCCGTGGTTTCGTTGACCAATCGCGTGCTCTGCTGCCAAGCTATGTTGATCACTGTCAGTGAAGGTCTTACGAAATTGGCATAATAAAATTGAAGTAGGCTGCGACCGCCCAACAGAGGTTCTATCTGATTGGCAATGACATCGGCGATCTCGTTGCGATTGACCCAAGTAAAATCAAATGTTGGCAACACATCTTGGCGCCAGATCATGCCGTCGTCGGCAAAGATATTAGTTGAGGAATACTTGGCAGTCACATCTGTGAGATCTACATACCGGCTGGTGCCGATGGAACTGCGGGCCACGGCCTTGCTTTTAATAATAGAGTTGAACAGGGTAAATGGGAAGTTGTTGTAATCTTCTCCGTTGACCATCCTGTTCTGTGTATAGTATCGAGCCGGAGCACGTTGTTTGATTTCTTCTATGGTCTCGCGCGGTTGTGCATTGCTCACTGGCTGTGTGATACCGCAGGTAAATGTGATGACTTCGGTGCGACCAAATCTTGAAATGTAAGAAATGTTCAAGACCACACTCTGCATTTCTTCCGGATTGATGATATACTGCAGACCATTGCTGGCACGCACATAGGTGCGGAAAAATCCCACAGGTATCTCTGAGAACACACCATCACCAAAGGTCAGCGTGATCTGATCGTTGGCGCGGCTGTTGATGCCATAGAGTTTTCGTTGGTTAGGTTGCAGTATCTCTACCGCAGATCCAAAGATATTTTCGCTAAACAACCACTCGGATGCTATGGTACCCACATCGTCGAGTTGGTACAACCAATGGTCATCTTGATTACAACCTTCGATGTTTATGTTTACCGTGCGATTTGAAATGGCTTCAGCCAGGTTGAAATCCTGGTTCTGTAGCACACCTTGCTTGAACAGGAAGAAAAATCCAGTATTGTCGCTGCCGAATCCCAACTGATCATTGCGATACAGCACATTGAACAAGCCCGATGGTCTTGGTGCGGGTTCGTAGATATAGTCGCGACCTTCGGAGGTACTGCTAACTGCTTCGAATGGCATACCAACACCGTCCACTGTGGAAGTATAGGGTATTACTGGCAAGAATCCAGGTACGAGGTTGATGGCATATTCAGCAGTTTTCACGCCCAGGATCTCTTGATCATTGCCCGGGCGACCGAATTTTTGGCTGTCAACCAAAGATGCATTGATGATCTGTGTGAACTGCTCCAGCCAGTTGGGGTTGGTTGGATCATTCCAATCGATGGTCACATTGCTGAGATTGATGCCGTTGTAATCTACCACGTTCTCTGTAGTAGCCACGGAAAACACTTTGAGGAATCCCTGTGCTGGTAAGTTGCGTTTGGGAGTATAACTGACCAAGTTGGCCAAACGCACCACGCTGTCTCGGCGTTCAGCAGTGTCTAAGAAATTTTCTCTGGTGTTGAGGTCGTTGCGGAAGGCCAGGGCCTGTCCCATGAATGCCATGACATCCAGCAGGGCTATGAACTCTGAACTTTCAATGTAGTCGTTGAAGGTTTCAGGATAATAGGTGCGGAGATAATCAATGAAACTCTTGCGTAGAGTCTCAAAATCATAGGACTGGAAGTCCGCTTCGCGGAATGTTTGATATAGTCTTTTCCAGTCTTCTACGCCGAATATAGCGGTTTGTCTAGCAGTCTTGGCCATGATCTCTCATCAGTTCTGTTATTTATTTGAACAAAAAACGGCTCAGTTTTAGATAAAACTGGCGCGGCGTGTTTCTTGATCAAAAAAGATAGCCAAGATTTCGGCAGTCTGTGTGGCAGCCAATTGCAGTTCTACCTCTAACAAGATTCCGTTTTGCTGGGGATAGAAATTGATAGAGTTGACCACGATCCTTGGGTCACCTCCGGCTACTCGTTGTATCTCGTTGCGTATGGCCTGCTCAGTCTCGGGTGTCTGGTTTTCAAATATAAAACTCCAAATCACTGTGCCATAGTCCGGGCGTCCCGGCAGTTCTCCCTGCTGTATGTTGAAAGCGTTGCTGAGGTCACGCTTGATCAGTTCAAAGTCCAGCAAAGTGAACTTGCCAAACTGATTAATAGTGTTGAATCCAATGTAGGTGGGCATGTGAATATTTAACCCTGTTTCAACGACGCCAGGACTGCCTGTAGATCAGCCAGCTTGATTTCGAGATCAGCAGTGTCTCTGCCGCGGCGTGTGCGGAACCTTATAGATGCTTCAACCTGGTATATTTCATTTTCTAAATCAGTGATCTGTTGTGCTATGTCGGGCACCCCGCGTCCATAGTCGCTGATCGTAACTGTTTCACCACCACCGGTTTCTTCCACAATTGTAGTGGTTTCTACCAGTTCAGTGTCTTGATTGTATATCGGCGCTGGAACTTTTTCATCGCCAATGATATCTACCACTGCTTCATCCAAGGCCAGACGCTGAGTGGTGCCCACGAATCCGCCCACACCAAATGGCACGGCTGTAAATCCTGTGCTTTTCTCATCTACAAATTGCACCGCAAACTGTGCGTTGCGTGCCGTGGTATTCAACTGCTGAACCAGGTCAGATGGTGCTTGACCTTTGACCCAATCCACTGTGGTATTAACACCAAACTTGGCAGCGTTTTGTACAAACATGCCGAGATCTGCTGGTGTCTCGAGTCCTGTGACCACGCCAGCTGCTCGCAGCCCCTGCAGAGCTCCTACCATGATTTCGTTCTGTGTGAGATTCTGTAATTTTTCATCGCCCAGGAGATTGGCCAGGGTGTCTACTCCGCTCTTGCCGGTCCACACACCTGGAGATGCCAATACCGACGTCAACTGCGACGGATCGCTGAGATAGGTTTCTACTGTGCCAGGTTTTAGATAACCAGCGGCTTCTAACTGGTCTGGCTGGAAGCCAAACTTGCCAATACCTTTGTCTTCGCTGACAGTTGTAAATGACTGATCAACATCGGCTGCGGTCTGGGCCAAAAGTCCTGTGACCTGAGGTGTGTCAAGGCTACCTACGCTGATTTCCGCAGGTTCCTGGCTCAAGAGTTGTTCTTGATCGATGCCATTGGTCACTGGTTCGTCCTGCAAAGAGGCCACTGTGGCAGCAGCCTGATCGGATGTGGCCACTGGTGGAGCTTCTCCCAGCGCAGTGGATGAGTTCACACCTTGATTGTGATAGGCATAGGGCTCGTGCGTGGGCGCACGAGTAACCACGGTCTTGAGTTTGCCAGGCTCGCTGACCCAGCCTTGGGAGTTTTTAAACACAGTATCGGGCAGACTGATGTCTCTCAACGGTGTGGGTGCATCCACCGGAGCCGATCCTCCTGAATTGAGATTGATACAACCTGCGATGAGGTTCATAGAAGATCCAGCATCCCAGGCTCCACTGCTGGCGCTTTTGATAAACAATGAGCCATCACTTTTCAATCCAATCAGACTCTTGCTGTATATGGTAGTTTTGGCATCGCCTATGAGATCAAGATTGACCTCGGCTTGCAGTTTCATGTTTTTGGTTTTAGCATTGATAGATCCACCAGCGTACAAGTTGATGTCTTTGTCGGCGTGCAGATTGATGGTTCCTTGGGTACGGATGTTCACTGAATTGGTAGAAAACACATCCACAGTGCCCTGCTTGCCAAACTCCAACCAGGTCTGGCCGTTGGCATGTATGATGTAAAAACAGTCACCATCGTCGCTCATGGTGATCTGATGGCCTTTGGCTGTGCGTATGCGTACCAGATTGTCCTTGCCTTCAAGGTCACCGTCGTCCATTACGATGCTGTGGCCTCCGCGCCTGGCTATGACCTTGACATCTTGCGGTCGTAAGCTGCCACTGTCTAACTGTGCTTTGATATCTCGTTCGTTTAGACCACCTTGATATATGGCCTGGCCTGGTGTGACCAAACCAAAGGCCGCTGATGGTGTTTCGCGCTGGCTGTTGCTGGTGATAGGTCCGCGCACGGTATCGCGTATGAGGCCTTGTTGCATTAAAATACCCGACACATAGCTATGCACCGGTTTGGGTTGATCAAAGAATCGCGGATTTTCCGTGATCTCAAGGTTTTCTGTGTTGATCTCCGTGACTGGTAATTGTCTTGCGCCTTGGAAATAACTGTCCTGTGGACCGTTTTGTAGCTGATACTTGGTGCTGGCACCAATGGCCGGTATCATGTGACTGATACCTACTTCAGGCACACATCCTGTGTAATACCCCTGATTGGGGTCACCTGCCACAAAGAAACATATGACCTGGGTACCAAGATCGGGAGGAGTGAACCACATGCCATAACTCTGTTGGTTGCCTGTGAAGGTTCCAGCACCAGCACCGGTACCAGTGTGAGGAGTCACACCGTACCAAGGCGGAACATAACTCACAGTGCGCCATAGGCTTTCGTCAGTTTCATCCTCGCCGGCAAATTGCTCGATATACACTTGCAATCTACCAGACCTTGTAGGGTCTATGTTGTTGGTTACCTTGCCGATGTATGGACCAAATTCAGTGGGTGAGCCACCTCTGTCAAATTTGTATCCTGCGGTACGACCTTTGGTTTTTTGTAAATTATCAGGCATTATGATTCTCTCGCGCCAGTCTGTCTATTGGCTGTGGTTCTTGGATTGTTAGCCGCTTGCTGTTGCAAAGACAAAGTGCGGCTGGCTTCTTGACCTTGGATGGCCGACACACGACCGCTGGCTACCAAGGCATTGATCTCAGACTGTGATGTAACAGTCTGTGCTCGACCGTTGGACAACACCACAAAAGTAGCGGGCTGTCCTACATTTGAGCCGGCAGCGCCACCTTGCGATCTTATGGCAGCGGATCCAGTGGCCGCTGGGCCCACGGTCTGGGTAGCACTGGTTGGAGGTTGCGGACTCGCCAGTGGTTCGGCATTGACTGTGCCCAAGGCAGATGAGATGCCATCGCCAGATCCTGATCCGCCAAACTCCGCGTCAGTGAGGCTGCCAGTCAATGGTGGATCTGGTCTCACACGCACAGGCAAGGCACCTCGTCCCACACGGGCCCCTGGGGGTCCTGCGGTGTTTCTGGTAGATCTATTGGCCTGTGCGGCTGTGTTTCTGGTCTGTGCGGTCTGTGTGTTGGTGCGCTGTTGCTCTGTGGCAGCACGACCTCGAGCCGTGGGTTCTTCCAAAGGAAAGGTTTGGAGCACACCATTGAGTTCTTGCGTGAACTTGCCTTTGCTGAAATTGCTGGTACAGTCCACGGCTTGATATATGAAACTCTGCCGCGCATCACCTGCTACGCCGTTGGATCGATCGGCGCCATAGTTGTTTATGCCAGGATCGATGAGACCGGTGTTGATGTCATAATCAGTAGGACGATTGAAGGCCACTTCAAATAATACCTGTCGGCCTTCGGGATTGATCGTTCCATCAGGAAGAAACGCACCGTATATGCTCTGCAGACCTTGGATGCCCGATGTGGCTTCGCCCTGGAAGATCCAGGCAGGATCGCCCACTATCTGCAGTTTGATCCTGCTCTGATCTGCTGGTGAGTAAAGATAGTCTGCGGCCTGGGCCGATGGTTCATAGACCTTGTCGTCGTCTTGTCCCTGGCTGCTTTCTGGACTTCGAGGTTGATAAAAATAGCGATCGGCTTCACGATAGTTACTGGTGATCTTGGGTCTGGACTCGGTGTTTTGCACGATGTAATAAAGATAGTTGTAATCCTGCTGGAAATCCAAGATCTGCGTGTTTTCACCAGTAAACCAGTAATTGTATTTCTTGTGTGTGCCTAAAAACTGTGTGCGAGGGAAAAAATCACTCTTGACCTGATTGACTTGGTAGGCTGCCAGGCTGTAGGTTATCTTGTACTGATAGTCGTTGCGTTTGGTGTCGTACTTGCCTGTGGGCTCGGCCTGGAGACCTATGCGATACCAACCAATGGTCTGTGCCGGCGTACCATTTTCAACCTGCTTGCCGGTCTTGCTATCGATGTATGCAGTCTGTTGTTCAAGGATATAACTGCTGGTGCGGCAGACTTGATCAATAAACTGTACCACGCTGGTACCTGCTATGACCTTGGTGGTCTTGCTGTTGGTGTCCATGCTTTGGGTCTTGCCATCTTTTTGTTCCTTGGCAGTCTGGGCTTTGATCATGGCCGATTGACGAGGATTGAATTCGCCCGGTGGTACCAACTTGGCAGATTTAAGCACCGGTTCCAGAATGCGCACTTCATAGATATCAGCGAGTTCTTGCACGCCCTCAGTGACCAATTCCTCTTGGAACTTGTTCAAGGCATCTGAAAGACCTTGTGTTATGGTCAATGACTTGGCACGGCTGGCCGCGTCGGCCTTGGGTGGCGCCTGGCTTTGTGTAGGGCTACCACCGGCTGTGACTGTAGTTGCTGGTCCTTGGAAGTCTCCTGCAGGATTGTAATTGAACAGATCAGCAAATTCGCCGCCGCCTGGAGGCCAAGTCGACACCGATGGCGCTGCCTGGGTACTGGTTCCACCTCGGCGAGGATTGTATCTTTGTGGAGCATTGGTTGGTGTGGCAGCGGCACGTGCATTGTCAGGTACGGCTTTGCTGGCCGATTCTGACTTGGCAAATCCCAAAGGACCGGTCAGGAGATCTTTAAGGCTCTGGCTGCTGAGTTCGATATTGTAGGGTATGACACCACGGGCCGGACCGGTATTGACCATGTTCTGTGGACATACTGCATCACATTCGTACTCAGTGACCTTGTTAGCGACACGGAATTTGATGCCTGTGAATTGGAATGGAATGAATTTTTCCACCACTGCGCTGTAATTTTTTCCTTCAAGGTCTGTGGCATTGAGTCGCTGTGCTGACACTAAATTACCGTTCTGATCATACCCATAAAATCTTATGGCCATGAGATAGGTTTGCGCGGCATAGTTGGAGTTGCTGTTACCGCCACGGATGTTCACATATTCTCTGGTGGCCTTGTACAAATTGTCCAGCAAGGTTATACCATTGGGTTCCAAGAGTTTGAATCTCAATGCCACGGCATTATGGGCCCCGTTGGTTCCTTTGCCTGATATCAGAGTCCGGATGCTGACATCATCGATATAATAATCATTGCGGAAAAACTGGTTGCGACCCAGGCGGGCCAGAGTGGCTTCGGCCGCCTGACGGTAATCTTCTTGATTGAACTCAGGTCCCAATTGCGATCCGGGAATGATACCACCGCCCTGCGCGGCACCAGCGCTTTGGATCAACAACTGCCAACCCGATGGGGGTCGTTTGGTTTTCAGCATCTGCTGATAATCTTCCGGACTCAGCAGATAGATGCTGATACTGTACGCATATGAAGAGTATTGATCCAAGACATTGCCTTGGGGTACGATGCGGCCACCGTCGCCTCCAAAGATGCTGTTGATGCGTGCCCTGACTGCGGCTCCGCCTGAAGCATCGTCTTTGGGTGATGCCGCTCCGGGCTGCGATGTTGGTCGGGCATCAACCACAGTAGGTTGGTCGCCGAAGGCATCATCGGGCACAGGTCCGCCAGGAAAGGCAGTGCGTGGTGGCAAACTCTGGTTTTGTTCGGCCGTGTTGGGTGGATCATCCGTACCTAAGTCTGTCGTAGTTTCGGGTTCAAATCGTTCGGCATTGCTGGTTGTAGATTCGGCACCGGCTTGTTCTGGAGGCGGCACCGCAGAGTTGGCTGCATCATCTCTGGCTCTCTGGGCCTGGGGCACAGTTTGACCTGTGCTTTCTCTGCTGCCTTGCTGTTGTTGGGCCACTGCTATCTGTCGATCTACATCGGCCAGTTGGGCATTTAATGTGACCAGCTCGGCATTGTTCTTGGCAATGATGCCTTTGGCCTGCTGGATCTGCTGTTCGCGATTGCGACGCACAACAGGATCTGTGGTAAACTGCAGGTCTGATTGGGCTCGTGCCAGCAATCGTTCAGCGCTGATCTTTTCCGCAGTGAGAGTGGCTATCTGTTCTACGAGTTCGCCGCGCCGGGCACGCAGTGCGATCAAATCGGCCATTGATTACAATCCCAGCGCTGATCTCAGCGTGCTGATCTTGGGCAGATATATCTGCACATCGGCCTGGAAGTCCCAGGGCGGTTGTGAGAGGGTGTTGGGATTGCGCTGGTAAAACACCCACCACAATTGTGATTGGTCGTAAAGGTCAAAGGCCAAAAGATCAGGGCGATATTGATAGGTCTGATTTATGATAAAGACTTCATCATCGGCCAGTTTAGGTATTGGCCTATTGACCATGAGATCAAGGAAGAACTGGCTATAACCGGTATCAAAATACGCACTGTTGGCAGGATATTGGGCCATTACCAGAATCCTCCGCGTTGCAATCTACCAGGTGCAAAATCACGAACAGCAAACTGTTTGCTGACCTGTTGCCGGGTCTGCATGGGATGTAACACTATGGTGATCTCCATCTTGGTGGGCACATATGTGGGTGAATTCAATCCCAGCGTTGGAGCGGTGACCGGTGGCAATGGTCGTTGTGCCCCTTTTGGTAAACGAGCAGCTTTAAGCCGTGCCAGAGCACTGCTGAAAGGATTGGTAGGCAGGTCTTGGCGTGTGCGACGTTTTAGCAAGTTTGTACCGTTGATGTTAGGACTGCGAGCACGTATGTAGTCTACATCTGCCGGTAGATTGTAGTTAAATTGCGACACCACACAAGGGTGCTCGTTGAATTGATATTCACCAAATCCTGAAAGGAATACCAAAGGTGGTGGCGCACCACGATTTGGATCTTGTCCGTAGAACATCTTGGTCACAGAACGGAAAAAATGTATCACTGCCAAGAGATAGTTGGCTTCGTCGGTGTCTTGTGCCGTGAAAGTTCCGGTTATCTGGATGTCATCTACGTTGGAGCCCTGATAAAAATAACCACGATAGTTTGAGTGGGTGAGATCATAGGCGTTGTAGTTGGCTTTGTACACTGTCTGTATAGTAGGTGTATAAGGAAAAATCACACCGTCGGTTTCGACCAACGGTGCTAAGATACCTTCGTTTCCGGTGTCTTTGTAAAGATATGTGGCCTGTGGTGCCAAGCGCAAACGCACACGCCAGTCTGCAGTATTGACATTTTTGCGTTGCTCCTGCACGGTCTGCTGTGCGCGGGCCTGGGCGACCTGGGCCTGTATCCTGGCCGCGTCTGAGGCCTGTTGTTCTACTTCGGACGGCAATAGCCCGGTATCGCCACCGATGTCTGCCAGGCTTTCAGTTGGCACACCACCTGTGTCCGACACAGTCAAATCAGCCAAGGTCTGGGTTGGTACACCACCTGTGTCTTCGCCGGTGAAATCAGCCAAGGTCTGGGTAGGCACACCACCTGTGTCTGACACCGTTAAATCATTACCACGATCGATGTCGGCATCCGATACTCCAAAATCATCTGGAGTGTCTTCAAAATATTCTACCACATCCTCGGCAAACACATCTTGTTGGACGAAGGGGACCCCTGTGTCACCGCCAATGTCTGCCAGGGTCTGAGTGGGTACTCCGCCGGTGTCTGTGACTGTGAGGTCATCACCGGTGTCAATATCAGTTGCCGACAGCACAAAATCGTCTTGTTGCGGCACTTCGGGATCAATGAAAGCATCCACATCAGTTGCCTCTGTGTCTATGTCGGCTTCGGCCACGAACTCTTCCAGGGGTTCCACTATCTCTGGATCGGCTGCCTCTTCTTCCTCAGTGAGTTCCGTGTCGTCTTCGGTTTCTATGTCGGCTTCGGCCACGAACTCTTCCAGGGGTTCCACTATCTCTGGATCGGTCTCAGGATCTACTTCTTCGGGCTCTACTTCCACTAAATCCGAACTAAAGGGCTGGATCTCTGCTGGCAGTTGCGGATCATCCTGTGACACGGTCAATGGCTCACTGTCAATCTCTCCTAGTGGTATACCGGACTCCACGGGTGTGATCTCGGGATCAGCGGCTTCTTGTTCTGCGGTGAGTTCTGTTGTGGCCTCAGTTTCTATCTCAGACACAGGTATAAACTCTTCCAGGGGTGCGACCACTTCGGGATCAGCGGCTTCTTGTTCTGCGGTGAGTTCTGTTGTGGCCTCAGTTTCTATCTCAGCCAAGGGCACTGCTTCCGGTGCCTGTTGTTCTTCAAATGCTGATACTTCGGGATCAGCCGCCTGTTCTGCAGCGGTCAGCGTGGTGGGATCTGGATCTACTCCTTGTGCTTCCTGCGTAGAGACCAGTGCTTGTTCATCAGTGGCCAGCTGTTCTTCCAAGGCGGCCACTTCAAATTCTTGTGCTGCCAAGGTCTCCAACTGTTCCGTGGTGGGTTCGCCACCGGCCCGTACTGTGGCAACGATTTCTTGCTGTGTGCCAGCCAACTCTGCTTCAGCCGTGGCCAGTTGCTGTTCGGTCTGTTGTACATCTCTTTGGGCGGCCAAGATCTCTTGTTCACCTTGGGCAGTGTCAGCCACTGTCTGGCCCACGATTTCGCTGTTGGACACCACGGTGGGTTCATCGTCGGGATATAATTCAGCCAAGGATGCTATGGGAGGCCTTGCCGCTTCATTTTCTATCCGGTTTTGTTCTTCGGCCTGTTGCACTGCCGACAGCAGCCCTTTCTGCTCCAGTTCGGCTTCTAACC